TTAAGATGAGGAAAACCTCATTTTAACTTGTACTAAATCTTGACATAGGACCAAATCAATATTGTGTTCATTGCATACCTTAACTAAAACGTCCCTTAAATGATACCCATCGCAACTATCCAATCCTGTTTTCTGAATATCAATATCTTTGCTTATAACATTATCAACTTCAATGTTCGTATAACAATTATTCCCTTTTCCGTCTAAATCAGTTATGCAAACCTTATTGTTAATTAGGTTACACCATATCTTTTCGAACGTTTCACTCTTGACTAGTCTATTTTCTTCATACCTTGAAAAACTATAATATCCTACGGCTCTTACCCTTAAATTAACCAAATTCATAGTCTATATTCCTCCTATTATTGTTGTCAATCTACCACCACAGTTAATCCACTCTTTATATTCTCTTCTGGTTTACTCCACTCTTCATATTCCAAGACTGTATCATCTTCTTCATAGGTGTCTCCATCCAGGGAAATCAGTTTTCCATCCTTACTCGCAGCGCAACCAATGAATATGGATTTTCCGTAATATTTCTCTTTATCCTTTGGAATATTTAATCTATATGAGATGTAATCGTAATCTTTATTTTTAATCAGATCTTTAACTGTCAAAATATTCTTTCACCTCATCGAATCCTTTATAAGTTATTCCTTCTTCAATTGGTTTTAAAAAATCGCATAAAAATTTTAAAATTTTCTTACAGTCATCAACTGTTTCCACCTTATCCAAATTCAACTTTGGAGTATAATATGTTTTTGTATTGGACAAACCTTTTATATTCTCTTCCTCTATATCTTTGCTATGCTCAAATGCTCTTAATTCTTCTTTTGATAACCATTTAATCCATGCACCACAATCACTACAATACAATCCCGTATTGTTACCCTTTTGATCAGTATATAAATCTGTGCTGCCACATTTTTTACAACAATTTTGATACATTTATTTTCCTCTTTTTTTATGAAACTATTCTTTTATTTAAAATTTTATTCTAAGTCAATTTCAAACTCATTTTTTACAGTACCTTTTGGACAATAAATGATATATTTATAGTTATCTATTGGGATTCCCCATAAATATAAATTATCGTTTTTAAAAAAAACTTTCGTATCTTTCAATATGTGGATCATCATTTGTGTATTTAATATACACTTTGTCCGCATGGATTTTTTCTTGTCTTATACCAGATTCTGTCTCTATAAAATAGTAATAATATAATTTTTCATCTACACGTCCTCCGGTAATATAAAAACTACCAGATATATTTTGATTATCTTTTAAAGCAACTATTTTTTTATCTGAAACAACTTTATATTCTAATTCTATAAATTCATCCATAATACAACTTGACAAGCTCAAAATTAAATGACTGATTATAAAACACATTATTGCGATACAAATAGGTACTATAATTTTTTCTATCCAGCTATTGTATTTGTCAAAAATTACTCGGATAATTAAAATCACCCCAATAACAAATCCTAAACCCAACCATATCATTATTTAACCTCCTAAATTTCATCCTTCTTTATTCTGAAACACTTTTATTCCAACTCCTTCAACTTCAACTTGACAAACTGCTTGTCTTACAAAAAATCTATCGCAGCACTTATTAAACCATTTCTCAATTTCATCAAAACATCCATAATCTCTCAAATCACCAAATACTGACACAGTTGTTGAAGCCATACATGATTTATCAGGATTATGCCATATGCTCATCTCCAACGTTCCTTCTGATCCCATTGGAAGATATTTATGTTTGTCTTTTACCTCATAATTCTCATCATATTCAATATTGCTCATACCTCTGTAATCAACTTGTTTTCCAAAGATATCAATAATTTCTTCATCTGGTATTTCGCCAATACTATTTAATCGGAAACTTGCATTCACATGTGTCCATTGACTCATAATTTTCACCTCTTAAAATTAACCTTTCATTAAATCCTTTTTACTTACACCAAGAACTGTTGCAATTTCTTTTAATCCACATGGACAAATCATTAATTCTCCTGATAATATTCTTTCAATGTCATACCTTGAAAAAGATGTGTTTAATACAATATCTATAACCGTTACACGTTTCTCTTCCATATATCTCATTATGTTACTTGCAATTACCATAATCATTAACCTTTCATATTTTCTATAAACTCTTTGTATTGTCGTGTATACTCATAAGAATCCTTAAATATGTTACAAATAGCCTTGTAAAGTTTTGGTTCATATTTTTGAACTACTTCTAATTCGTTCTCAAAATCTCTTCCAAATGGACATCCTGCACATCCAGTTCTTTTCAAACCATATTCTGTATAACATTTACTATGTGTAATTCCATACGCATTTTCATAATCAATCTTATCTTGATCTCTGTACCAGAAAATTGGTCTGTAATTATCATAGTCACCAGCGGTATCATCAAAACAGTTTTTGTATGCTGTTGCTCTAGCACCACCTTCAGATTTTCTCACACCTATGATATGCAAATCATATTTATTTTCTTTTAATATTTTATTCGCAACTTTCTTTTTTGCGTAAGCACAACACTTGTTTGAAATCTGAAATACTGGTGGATTTTTAATCATAAATTCTCTCAACCATTTCTTATTCTTTATATTAAATTGAGAATTTTCCCCTTTAGTATTGCACCACCATTCAAGAGCAGATTGACACTTAGGATATTTTTTTATTAATACATCAAAAGATTCATCTTCCCATTGAAAATTATGTCGTTGTAGTCTTTGTATAAATTCACTAATATTTTTAGAAATGAATGGTTTACCATGTTCTTTACAAGCAATAGGAATAGGCTTAATTGCTTTTTTGCGAATAAATCTTATATTATATTTTCTCTCAAGATATTCCAAATGGTCTTTTGTTGCTTGATATTCAAGTCCAGTATCAAACCAAACGTAATCAACCTTGTTGTCTTTATCACATCTCCAAATAATATCCAACATGATATCGCTATCAGATCCACCTGAGATGCTGCATAAAATTTTGTTATATTTAGGACTATTTATAATCGCCCATGCTCTAATAAGATTATCTAAAATAGTTTGATTTTTGGGACAATCTTTGATTAACTCTTCAATCGAACTTGCCTTTTGGGGAATATAATTTTTCAATTTTAGTTCACCATAGTAGCTGCGCAGCTTTACTCACATGTGAACGTTTGTCCTTCCTTTTGTTTTATAATTACTGTTTAAATATTCTCTTACAAATTAAAAAGTTTATAGTCTTCCCATTGGTAATCGCTTCCACACGGAACAATATTCGAATACAATTGAGAAATAGTCGTGTTATTCGCATCAATCCACGCTTTTCTCCATCTATATCCTCTTGCTCCGGCATTAGGATTAACTGTGATCCATTCTTCACCGTCACTGAATCTAATTTCTGATCTGATATAACATGATTTTGAGATGCCTTTAAATACCGTTTCAATTCCAGATTCGTTTTTATCCTTTTCGATTTCTAACAATTTATTTATCCCAACATCCATATCACTCGTATAGATAATACATTTTACAATTTGATTACTACATGCTCCTTGCATTTAATTCCTTCTCCACTTCTTCCCATGTAAACTGTTCTGTAATAAGTTCATGAGTATATTTTTCCCAAATTGTTTTATAATCAACACCCATTAGTTGGCTCATTTCGATTAAAGCATCGACAACTTTATTGATCTTAATTTCTACCATCTTCTTCTCCATTTGAAAGTGAATTTCTATTTTATTCTTTTTCTGTAAAACTAATCATTCTATTTCCATCTTTCGTTGCATATACAGTAATATATATATCTGCTTTTTCAATTTCCGTAATTAATTTATCTTCTAGTATTTCTACTTTATAAGTTCCATCATCATTTTGATAAGCGTGAACTTCCCTTTTGCTGAACTTAGCCAATTTCTCTTTATCATCTACTTTCGTTGGTGATAACCATTCAATATAACAATACGGAATAATTAAAATTTCTTCAGAATCTTTTAATTCAAAATAAAAATTATGCTCTAGTTTGCCTACAATTGATGCAGTAAAATACTGTTTAATTTTAGTTTTATATAATTCCTCCATCATATATCTTTCTTTAATCTTTACGTCATAAAATATTTTTTTACTTTCTTGCATTTAATCCACCTCTTATTTTATGAAATCCATTTCACCATTTTCACAGAGAAAATTATATTTATCTATCCACCCCTGTGCGGATAAATTGCCACATCTTTTCAATTGTTCTTTATAGCTTCTATTAAAGACAAGTCGTGATATTCCAAATTTATACTCTGCAATTGTTTGTATCATTTTATATGTAAGAATAGCGTTTTTATTAGACAGTCGTCTGATTCTAGGATCTGAATATGTAAACGCCTCAGTATTGTCTTCTACTCTTCTTTCATCAGTCAATGATCTATCATATAGTTCTGTTGTTGCTATGTAATAACATGTTAATTTAAAACATATATCCTCTATATCATCTCTGGATATTTGTTCTATATATTTAGTAGTTGGTTGCTCATCAATCGCTTCAACAATAAGATCTACTGGAAATGTTTCGCGTCCATGATTCATACTTGCTCTTAACGAATCAACCAACTTATCTGCATCAATCAATCTTGTTTTCATTTTATTTCCCCCTTATGAAACGTGAGTTTTATTTTACTTTTCTTTCTACAACTACAATTGTGTCGTTATGCCAACCGCCATGAGCGACTAGCAATATCTCTTCGATTTCAAATCCATATTTCTTACCAATTCCACCGCTATTCCAACTACAGGTAATTACAGTACCACCAGGCTTTACAATTCTTCCAATCTGCTCTTTTTGTTTTGACCAATACGCTGCCTGTGTTGTTTTCATATCTACAGTTTGTCCAAGTTTTTTATAGCACTCACTTACCTGTCGTGGTGAATATGGCGGATCATACAAGACCGTATCAATAGATTTATCGTCAAAAATTTTTAAGAAATCTAATGCATCCATATGATAATCTGTATTATATTGCTCATCCAAATCATTTGTAATTGTTGCTAATTTATTATTGTTGGCAAATGGATCAATGATTCTGCCATTAGAATATTTTTCTATTAACTCTTTAATCGGTTTTATAGAAAATGTTTTACTATTTGGCATATGCCAAGTCCTATTTATATTCATGTCTTCTATATCTTCTATATTTTATAGACTTACCGGTATGTCATAACCTTATTCGGCTATTTTTTCTCCTTTGTTATTCAAAGACATTTGCAACTATCTTTGTATTTTGTTCAAGATCTTGTTTAATTTCTTTTAAAATATGTTTAACTACGGGTAACGTCCATGCATTGCCACACATACTACATCTTTTCGTATACGATATTTTTCTTCCATTAACTTCTACATTTGTATAATTATCAGGCAGTCCCTGTAATCTTTCATATTCAAGCTCTGTTAATTTTCTTGGTCTACCATGATCCAAAACTTTCTTTTCATGATAACCGCCATTTATACAAGTCAATGTGGCACATTTAAACTTGGGATTATAGATACGTCTATTCATCTCCATTGAATTGACTTTCAGCTCTGCACATACTTTTTTATCCATATTTAAAATCTCAAAATCTTTCTTATAAAAGTATCTTTCGTCAACACGCTTCTCCATAATATCGCTTAAAACCAATGAATTCATCTCTGGAATTGCAGGAATTGGAATGTTTGTCCAATAATATCTTTCCCTGTCTTGCGCTGAAAATTTATTACTATTGATTAAAACGCCTTCAACTCCCATAATTCTATTTAATTCTTTTAGATCTTTATCGTCAGACGGAACAACATTTTCTGCCATAAACCATTTGGGCTGTATCTCGTCCAATGCTCTACGAAGCTCGTATACAATACCTGATTTCCCAAGCAATCCATTATTTATATTCTTGTCTTCAATACGAACTCTTGATAAAGTGTTACAACGCATTTTATTTGATGCCATAATTTGCAGAATTCGGAAAATTAAAACATCCCATTTTTAGCCTTGTTATAACGGTAATAATTTTTTCTATTACTGTTATAACAAGGATTCCAGGGGTTCGGGGATGGAAGATCCCCGTATTATTTCTGCACTATTTATTTTTCTGAAAATGGCATATTATAATGTGCTGATCAACAATAAAGATTGGCAACACATGCCTCCAATAACTAAATCAAATCCTTTAAATTTAGAAAAATCTTCTCCAATCAGGTTCCCATGATGTACTATGAACGGAAAATGATATGAAGAAACTGCAATAGCCTCTGGCAGAATTTCATATGTATGATATTCTTCAATTGGAATATCTAACTGCTGCAATGCTAATAATCCTGTCTCAATACCTCCACACAAACTTAAAACTTTTAAACCTTTGCCTGAATTATATTTTTTATAATCTGTACTCAAATACCTCTATTTTCAGAGGTGCGTACACACATTTTACCTAGGATTACTCCTTTTCCTTTCGTTTATTTATCTATGTATATACATTTTTTATCCGGATGAAAAATATATTTTATCTTGTAGATCTACAATTTATTATTCTCTCTTCTACTCTCCAATTGTAATAACTGTATGTTCAGGAATTACAACTTCTGGAATTACTTTTTTAACAATCTGTTCTGCTCTAAATTCGTTTTCATAATCATATTCAGTAAAATATGAACCACTTATCGTAATACCGTTTACAATGCAAATATCGTATTTCTCAATAACATTGCGATCATTATCTAGTTTACAAAGTAAACCATACTCTTCTTTATACTGATATTTGCCACCATCATCCCAATCAGACTCTAATAATGCTTCAGTGCTATATCTTTCACCATTAAACTCACAACCAACATATTCTAACCATGTGACTTCATCAAATTGTTTCACAATTTCTTTTGCTTCTTCCAAATCCATGTGTTTTAATTCTTCGAAATTTACATTTTCAAATTCAATCATTTTCTTGCTCCTTATCTATAATTTTTATAATACTCGTTAGTAATTCTGTAACTTCATCAAAATCACCACTTAATGATTCGCCTGTTGTTTTAATTTGATAATTCCATTCATCCTTACGAGCCAATTCAACAGGTCTTCCATAATATAAAACAGTTCCTTGATACACTGTTACGTCTTCATACTTTGAATAATAATCTTCTTTCAGAATCTTTAACTGTTTCTGACATCCTTTGTTGTATGATTTAACTTTTGGATCATACAGCGAAACATACTTGTCTTCCCCATAATCAATCGGTTTAAATTTATTTATAACAAGCAGCACACCATCTGTAATCCTATATAAGTCCTGATATTCTGTTTCTGCTAATACCTGCACAATATCACATCCTTCCATTTTATCCGGTTCATGGTTAAGTGGACTGGATTAGACATATTACCAACTATTTCATATGAACACAATCTCACAATTTAATTCCCACTTATTTAATCCAAATTCTATTGTCTTTGGAACCATGAAACTACAACTTTTAAAATCCTGCCTGTCTTGTTTCAAAATTGATATTCCCTCTTCCAACAACGATTATAGAATCATCTTCCCACTTTTCACCCTTACTGTGGAACTCTGTATCGTCTTCATAGACACCCTCTGTATGGATAATTTCAAAATCAATTTCTCCGTCAAAATCTTTAATCAGTGTTGTTGTCCACGGACGTTCAATATGATAATTAAAATCTGGATTATACTTTAAAACTTCATCAAATAAAAATACTCCTACCATCCCAGCATCCGCGCAGAACTCTCCGATCTTTTCATGCGTATCAGAATTGTAAGTAGTGCAAGACCAATCACCATACAATGTGTCTCTACAAATATAATTTTTGATTCCTAACACTTCCATATCTTCCCCATAGTTGCATAGTTTCCAATCAGAAACATTATTTTTTCTATATTCCTGAAGTGCTGCTTCATATCTTTTATTCTCTTCTTCATACTGTTCAGATTTATGAATCCATTCTTCTAATAAAAACTCTTCTGGAAAACCAGTATCTTCTTCTAACGCTTTAATTTCGTTTTCATCCATTTTTCTGTAATCTGGATAATATTTCTCTCTACTATGAGAAAAATAATCTTTTGCTTTAGGATATTCTCCTACCTCTTTCTTTTCTTTGCAGATATAACATGGATCCGTGATAATAATGTCTCCTTTAAATCTCATTTTCTCTCCTTTTCACACCATTCAAAGAAATCATAAACACCGTGATTTCTAATGCCGTCTGATTTCCTTTTCAAAAACGGTATTAACTCATGCATAAAACTATCAACTCCACCAATATTCAGTTCGTAAACATAATTTGAGAGCGCATAAAAGATATACTCTGCGACATCTTTTCTACCGGTTGCTCTTGATTCTGATTTTATTTCTTTAAGCTCTTTTTCTGATAATTCGTAAAACACTTCAGAACTAACAATATTTTTTTCTATTCTTTTCAAAACAAAAATACCTCATCCCACTATTTGAAAATTGTATTTTATTTCGGAACAATGATCTTATGTTTCCCCGATGAATTCCTTAACACTTTTAAACCGCAGCTTTTAATGGTATCAAGCTGCTTATTATAATTAACCAATTGTACAACCATCCCTCTGCTATAATTGAGCCACATATCATCTAAGTTCTTTTCAAACTCCTGACGACGAAGCATGATTTCCATCTTAAAATCATCTTTGTATTTTTGTGTACTTTTATACGCATCAATATACGCATCAAAATAGTCTCCAAAAATATCTTCGAAATTATTCATATATATACTCTCCTTCAAAATACCTTTAAGAAATCGTCGGAATTATTATCAATTTTATCTTTCAAAACAAATTCAAATGAACCTCCCATTGTTGCGTAATGTTGAACATAATCTTCTGCTTTAATTTCAATTACATCTGCATTTATAACTCTATCTGCAAGTATATAATACTCCTGAGCATACATTTGTGGATGAATAAAAGTTTTCCCATTTGTGTTCCTAATATAAAATGAAATCTCTTTACATGCATTGTTTATTTTGCCAAATACTTGTATGGTGTCTAAAATCAATCCATTTATATCATCTACACATAAACAATCTCCAAATTCTTCACTTTTCCAAAGTACTTTTACAAGTTTGTTCTTCTCTATTTTCAATCTTTATTACTCCTCATCTAAAATATTTTTATACATCCTTTTAAAATCGAGATCTGAAAAATAAAACCACCAAAATCCATATTCCCTTCTAGCTATATGTTTGCTTTTACAATTAGAACATTCTGTTAAAATAATCTCTTGATCAGTTTGCAAATCATAATCTTTAAAAATGTGAACTATATGACCACACTTTTCACATATTGCTGGATCTTCTACGATTTTTACAATGTAATCACTATTATCAACAACTCTTACTGGACAATAACATTCATTTATTTTCATTCTTTATCTCCGGTTGAAACAGACAATTCATCACGATTTTCTTCAGTTTTATATCTGTCTGGATTACTATATTTATCTCCAACATCAAGCATATCAAAATGAAAATCCATATACTCTTCATCTTCAATATCTTCTAAACAAAAGAAATCTTCAATATTTTTCTTATCTGCAATCACAATATATAGGTTTCCACTTTTACTCAGATATATTTTCTGTGCTTCATTTTCATATTCGCTATCACCAAACCAAGTAGTATAATAATCATAATATTCCCTACGAGGTTCTCCCCCTTCTTTTACATAATCTTCTTCTAGTTCAAATTGGATACTTGTTATATCTCCATATTTTTTAAATCTATCAAAGGTCATTTCTTTAAAATCTTCAATATGGTTTTGTCCAAATGCATATCGTTCTTTATTCGCATCTTTATGTATTTCGATCGCTACAATATTTGCAGAATCCATCTTTTCTATTGAATTAGATGCAATTCTTTTTATAGAAGTTTTTAAATCATCAACCAAAAAATATCCTATGTATTTCCCTTCTATTTTTATGGAATCACAATTTTCAAATATAAATTCTATATATGTTAACTTCAACCTTTATCCCCCTTTCGCATATTTTCAAACAATCCTAACCCTTAGTAGCTACCTATTCTTTTTATCCTTTCTGATTTAATTTCTATTTAATAATTTTCTTGGTCGATATATTTGAACATTTCTGTTGCACCATCAAAAACAATTTTTACCAAATAATTTATGCCGTTCACATATAAGTATTTATAAGAAAGAACATCGTTATTTTCTATTCTATATTTAATTCCAAAAGATTTTACCCATAGTTCCCATTTTCTTAAATCTGTCATATTTTTAATATCCGTCAATGTTTCAAAATTTCTACAAAGTTTCATAACATTCCATCCGTCGCTAAACTCTCTTAATGTATATTTTTCAAACAAATCATGATACTCAAGCCATTCTGAAACTGATTCTCTAAGATCATCTTCATTAATTTCATATGCTCCTCCTTCATCAGAACCATGTACAATAGCTTCTCGTATAATACTGTTAATCAATTCAATCTCTTTTTTTTCACTAAATTCAGTATTCATATAATCTTTATTCCTCCTCGTCAATCATATAATGACATCTCTGTAAAAGATGTAAACATAGATCCATGTAATCATTAATCTGAGACTCACTTGGTAATCCATCTTCGTATTCGTTAATTGATAACAAAGTATCACAACCGCTGCGCGAACCATAATAAGTATTCGTGTACACATAGTCTTCAACACTCGGCTGATACTGATCCCTGTGTAATATAAATACCTGAGTTCCTTGATAATCACCATCATCGATAACTAAAATATTTTCTGTATCGAACCGGTAATGGTCACATTCTATAGATGGATTAATAACGATATCAAACAGCAATTTTACGAGATCTTCATAGTTACCATATTCTTCCTGTCTAGCCTTTCTGAAATACTCCTCAAGCTTATCTTTGTTTTTCTCCCATGCTAAACAAAATTCTTTAATCATATATTTTATTCTCCTTCATACTTGTCTGGTAATTCCATCCAAGCAATTACCTTACTCATAACTTTCATTCTCCTGCCACCAGTTCCATATGAAAACCATTCAATTTCATCGTTCCATTTCTTGTTCTCGTACACTTCTTTTCTACAATATGCTACAAACCGCTCACCTCGTTTGGTTTGAATTAGAACTTCTTTACTTTTATATATAGAACTGAAATTGGTTGTTGAAATTTCTTCCAATTTAGGTAACCCAACTTTTTTAATTGAAATCCAGTTTTCATTTGATAATTCACTCATTTATTTTCTCCATATCTTTTTTGTGCTTTTCTTTCTTTTCGTTTCCATGCATATCTCATACCGGTAGCAATCTTCACACTCCCCTGGATAAGGAGAATATTCGTCATATTTTTCTTCATTAAAATATCCACAATCAGGATATATTTTCATTTCCGCTCACCTCGTTATAACACTTCAGTAAGAATCCTGAAGTCTTTAAATGTATTGTCTTCTATGGTTACTTCAACCGGCTTGTTAATAAGTTCTGATACGTAATTCACTTTTGCGTCTTTCAAAATCTGATGCACATTTCTCACCGAGTCTGCAATTATGCTTTTTTGATCTATATTTTCGTCATTTTCATAATCAATAAATACTGTATATTTTCCTCCATCTTCGACCATTTTACATCCGATAGAAAAACCAAGTTGTAACCCAATTTGTTTTGAATAATCCTTTAAAATTCCATATTCTGCAAAAATAATTTTTCCTAGTTGTTTAGTTGTCTTTATAAGACTTTCAAACATTTCATCAGTCCAAAACCAGCCATTATCTTCTTCTATAAAATAACTTTGATCTTTAGCATATATTTCTTTAATTGTTACAACTTGTCCGCATAAAGTACACATTTCGTCAACGACCTGAGTCGTACCATATTTAGTATCTGTTCTTAGGTCTGTACGTATTTTAACTTTATCACCAACTTTATATTTCATTTACCGCACCTCTTTTCATTAATATTTTGTATCCTGGACAACTATTTTTCCCACAATCGTAGTTGTCTTTTTTTAATACCCAGCATTTGCATGTCTTTTTTAGTTTTGCTCCACATGCAATACAAAAATTATCTTCTTCCTTTATTTTCGTATTTCCACATTTATGACATTTCATCTTGTTCTCCTTCTTATTCTTCAAATTCTGTTTCTTCAGTTGTTGATCAGCACATTATAATATGCCATTTTCAGAAAAATAAATAGTTACCGTTATAACAAGGCTAAAAATGGGATGTTTTAATTTTCCGAATTCTGCAAATTATGGCATCAAATAAAATGCGTTGTAACATTCAGTCACTGTCGAATTATCACAAATTGTTACTACTGTATTTTCATTTGGGATGATGAATACTTCTTCATCACCTAGTTTCCAAAATGAAATTTGTTTACCTTTTCCGTGTAATAATTCACCATCCCATTCAAGAACATCTGTCGATAATTTAACTTCTCCAGGAAGAAGTGTAATCAATTTTGCTCTCTTTCCTATATAATCAATATTCTCCACTATCTGTTCAATTTCCGGATAGATTTCACATACTTTTCTATATATGTCAGGCATAAGTCTTTTTAGTTGATCACAAAACTTTGGAACATATTCTTTCTGATAAGAAGAAATTACTCCACCCATGAGCGCATATGGTTTATATTTAATAAGCTCTACAATGAATTCAGGTGTAAAATCATCTTTTTTAATCATGTCATCATCTACAAAGAAATCACTATTTCGAATTGGATTATTATATCCATTAAGATGCGGTAATCCAAGAAAAACATAATCTCCAATTTCACATACAAAATTTAATGATTTTAACGCATATTCAACATCTCCGTATTTTTCCTTATATTCACTTACTAAATATCCGCATTTACGTGCTGCTTTTGTAAAACCTTCTTTCTTTTCAATTGTGCCGTAAGGACAACTATGTCTCCAAATCCCATTCAGCATCACGCATTTCTTTTTCTTATATGCATTACAATTTTCGCAATTGCTACACTTATAAACTGAAACACGTTCTCTGTCACTTTTCCCAGATTTAAAAATGCTGGTTCTCGGATCATAATATGCAAAGTTAATTGGCTTGTACTCTCCTATAATAATCACTCCCTATCTATATTTAATTTTCTCAATTTGGAAATCAATGCTTGACTAAACATGTAAAGATATGTAATATAATAAATGCATTGGATTCCAAATTATTCAATGTATTTGTGTTTATAGACACACATCGAAGTTTGGTCGCGGAGATGTGTGTCTTTTTTATTCATTCATTTTTTATGTTTCATTATGTATCTTCTTCTGGTTGTTTCTCTCAATGCATGTCCACCATGTAATCTTCTGTAGTTATTTGTGATTCCATATAATGCCCAAAAGAGTTTCTTCCTATTTAAATATGTAAGTTCACATGTAAAATGTGGTGTTTTAGAAATATCAAGCTTACCAGTAGGTTCCCGCTCATTAACATCCTTGCTTTCGCCCAATGTCGATACTTCTGCATTTTCTATATTTATCTTCTTTCCAGTTTTAAGATCTACAAAGCTTGCATTTTGAATTCCACGTATTTCAAAACCACTCATAAATTTATTCTCTTTCATTATTTAAAATTTCTTTCAATGTTACTGGTGTATAATTCCACAACATACACCCTACATTTTTTGCTACGCACTTAATTTCATATTCACTGTTTAGTTTTTTGATATACTCTTGATAATAATCTTCTTCTATAGAATTATGTACATGTCCATATAAGTGAACAGACCACACTTTATGCTCTTTTCCATTTCTTCTGTAATGATGCTGATGATTCCAAAAAGCCAATGGAAAGTGAGACATTACGACATGATGCTCTTTTCCGTCAATCATATCTTTCGCTTCTTTATAATTTGCTATTTCTACAAATAACTGTTTATATCTTTGATCTGTTGCTTTATCGTGATTGCCAAGAATTAGATGTTTATTACCACGCAATGTACTAACAAGTTTAATCGCATCTTCGTTTTCATTCCATGCCAAATCTCCTAAAATATACACATGATCCGCATTTGTAACTTTTGAATTCCAATTTTCCTTAATCACTTTATGCATTTCTTCCAATGTATCAAATGGTCTATTGTCAAAATTAGAACCTTCATTCGTCACATTCTTATGGAATAAATGTAAATCACTAATATAATAATTCACTTTTTCACCTCTATTCTTCTTGAAATTTCAATGTTCTTCCAACAAACCGTTTTAGTCGTTCATTGATGTCTTCAGAAAAACATCTACTCTTAGATATTACATCATCATAAATACAACATTCTGTAATTACATTTTCGTCGTCAAACTGAATGCATCCAATTGTTGATCTTGGCATACGAATCGCTATTGTATTATTGCACCAGCTTCTGCAGTCATATATGTAACATCTAAAATAATGATTAAACTTACCATAATTTTTCCTAATGTATTCATCCAGATATTCCGTAATTTCGCACCAGTATTCTACATCAATTATATTCGGCTCTCTTTTACTTAAAACAATTACATTCATCATTCCATTTCCTCATTTGTAAATGTAATCAAATAATCATTTTTGCATACATCTCTTGCCACAATTACAATGTTTATCTCATTATTATCTTTGCAATACAAGATTCTGCTATCTTTTCTGCAGATCTTAGCAGTTTTATCAATAACATATCTGATCACGTCGTCAACTCTTTCCTGAGACATATCCCAATTTCCTTCAAAATATGGTTCCTGCCAACAATTTTGATACAATCCATAGCAACAATAGCTCCATTCAGCCATACACGAATGCTTGTATTGCTTTAGTAATTTATGTAATGTATTTTTTGATAAATGCTTAAACTCATAGTCACGATTAAAATCCTTTGAATACTGATCTTTTGCATGTAAAAGTAGTTTATACCTGTCTTTTTTCTTCATTATTTCTCCTTTTGAAATCACAGTTTCATATTTTAAAATCATGAATACCATTTAGGAACTTCTCTGTATGCTTCTACAACATCTGTATATCCTAAATCAGACAACAATTTTAATAGTGTATTATCCGCATATTCCTGACATTTTATTGATCTACATTCTTTTAATATCTCTAAGTATTTGTCAGATAACTCCTGTACAAAAGTAAGGTTTTCGTCCTTTCTGAATTTTTCCGTATCCTCATCATAAGTCCATTCACCTACATCAGTAATATCAAAATATCCGCAATATCCAAAGTAATCAGCAACTTCATGCAAATCCGTTATTTCTTCATTTGAATGTACAACAACTTTAGTGCAAATATCATATGTGTATTCATCCATAACATTTAATAGAGCCAAACCATCGCTATCATAGAATTTGATAGTCTTCAAATTCGGATGAAGTATCTCAAATTCATAATTTTTACATTCATATTCATCTTCAAACTGTTTTCCATCATCTGCAATATAGATCGTTTTCATATCCCCTATTCTCCTTCTACCAATTCCAAGCATTCCTTCAGAAAATTTCTTACTCTATCCCTTCCTTCGCCGCCACAATAAATTCCATTATAAATCACCGGTTTATTCCAGAAGGCTTTCCATGCTCTTTTAATTCTTCCACTAATTCCTCTGTAATTTGCACCTGAATATGTATCTTCTATGGTAAATGCATAATCACCGTCATATTTATATTTCCGGAATAAAAGCGCTTCAATATTATCATCACATCTTGTTACAACGCATTTTATTTGATGCCATAATTTGCAGAATTCGGAAAATTAAAACATCCCATTTTTAGCCTTGTTATAACGGTAATAATTTTTTCTATTACTGTTATAACAAGGATTCCAGGGGTTCGGGGATGGAAGATCCCCGTATTATTTCTGCACTATTTATTTTTCTGAAAATGGCATATTATAATGTGCTGATCAACAACATCTTATCATTACTGTTTTTACATCTTCATTCATCTATTATTTCTCCGTTTGAAATTCTGCTTTCATTATTTAACTAAGTTATCAATATTTACAGAAAATCCATCAAACTTTCCTGTTAATAAATATTTCTTTGTATCAAAAAACATTATTTTCTTTTCTGATAGCCCCATAGAAACACCATTATCTATCAATGATTTTCTCAATAAATCCAGAACAATTTGCAACTGCTGTTTTGTATCTTCTGACATGTTATTTCTCCTTGTATGGTTTTGGAAGTGGCTGCCATGCAGTTGGCTCACCATAAATTCTTCCCCAGCACCAATAGTCATATTTTGATTGTCTTTGTACTTTAGTAACTCTTCCATTAGAAGTAGTGACTAATACATCAATAGCCTTTCTACCTTTGTATCTTTCATCTTCTTCCGGCAATCTCTCCTCTACCGGAATCCAACCGTCATTGTCACTAGCCACTTTAGTTTTTCCACAAAACTCGAAGCATTCGTTAAACCAACCAATGACATTATTTAAATCGTACGATCCGTATCCGACATCATACTCGTCTTTCCCGGTTTCCTTATATTCAATCTCATAATATGACTTTTCATCAATTTTACGTGTTATTATCCTTGCTCTTGATACCTTTTTTCTCTTCTCCATGTGAGAACGTATGGTGTCAACTACATATTCCATTGCTCTTGCATATCCTTTTACTTCATCAAATTGCAAAGGATTTCCTCTTGCACATCTTCGCATTTCTTCATGCGCTAGTTGTGATTCATTCTCTAACTCTTCCAAGATCTTCTCTAGTACGTTCATTTATTCCATCTCCTGTTTTTCTTATCCATAACACAATAACCTTTTTCGCAATAACATTCTGTTGATTTATAGTAGTTTTTATAATATTTGCATTTAATACACTCTTTTTTCATTACTACGCCTCCAACAACTCTAGTTCCTCGATTTTATCCATTAAATCCATCTCAGGATAATTCTTTTTTGGATATCGTTGATATTTTGCACCTATGCAGCTTTGGGAATTTGCATACAGTAGGTTATATTCTAATGCAAGCCTTAGCGGAATATCTTTGTGTTTTCCTGTTAATGTAATTTTGCTCTTATCGTCATACTCAATAAATATTTTCCACATTGTTACCCCTCATCACTTTCAATTCTCTCTAACCTTTCGTATCCATTCCATCCATGTTCTGCTCCGCATTGTTTGATACAATAATAATCTTCGCAGCAACAATGATCGCATCTATTGCAATCTGGTTCTTCGTCATCTACTGTGTAAATTATTGTTTTCATCACTCCACCTCCAACAGCTCTGGATTGTCAAAAATGTTTCCGATAACTTCCGTTCTATTTGGATTCCGATTATATTTAAAAACATCGTTATTGGTGCATTTTTTATTTCCTCGTCCACATACTGCCCATGATCCCCTCCATTCGCTCCAAAACACAGCACCTACACGATATTTTATCTCTTCGCCATCTTTTAAAAACGGACTTCCATCATAGTCATAACTATATCTGAGAATATCATTCTCCCAGATCTTCTTATCGTTTTTGTCGGTAAGTCCGGTGTACTGGCATAAAGTACTTGGAGCAATCTCGCATTTTAGTAATATATCTGGTAATTCTTTGCTAATTTTGTGTATTTCCACTTTTCCAGAAGGATATGCAACAACATACCCTTCCACCCATTCTCCATTATCTTTTCTCTTTGCTTTAAAAAGTATTTCTCTGTTCATAATTACTCTTTCTCCCATGACCAATTAACCTGTTCCATAACCATATCTCTCATAGCTTCTTCGATTTCCTCATCAGTTACATCATCACCAAACTCTTCTTCAAATGTCATATTTGTTCCAGCAAAACCATAATTTGCCTCCGCTTTTACTTTAATCATTCTTCCACCCTCCTGTTCCATTTCCCTATAGCAGTTGTTTCTAAAGCACATCTTCGCGTTGCGACTCCGCATTCTTCGCAGTACACGAAAGCTGATATAACTTTTTCGTCAAATCCATAATGGATTTTCATTGTCGCTTCTCCACCACAAAACGGACATTTCTTTAATTCTCCCATGTTACTCACTCCAATCTAATCTCTGTCCACAATGATTGCAGCAATCAGAATCCCAATAACAAAACATTTCTATATCTGCCATATTTCCAAACAGTCTTTTGCATCTAGGACACGACGCTTGTCCATTCCAGTTTTCTACTTTTTTCGGCAACTGCTTTTCCAGTGCTTTGATTGCTGTTTCATACAACCCAATTGCCAAATCCAATGTTTCATTATGTACAGGATTGCAATATTCATCGTATTCTTTTTGTGCATCTAATGTGCGAATTTTTCTTTGCAGAAACTCTATCGCTTCTTTAACTTTCTTTTCGTCCACTTTCTGCACCCTTTCTAACCCTAACAACCTCTTTGTCTGTCTCTTTTACTACTCTTCCACTTGCACATTTCACGCATTTTATTCTCCAACCGCCATTGTGTCTTTCAAAGTGTCCAAATCCAGGTTCTATCCATTGACCACAACAATAACAACGCCCTGCATATTTATTTCTTGCCATCTTCCATCACCAAAATCCCTTCATCAATCAAATTATTTACTGTTTTCAACAAGTCTTCCTGTACTTTTAAATCATTTTCGTGCTCGATATCTTCAAATCTAAAAAACTTGTTAAATTTATAAGTACTCATTCCTCCCAAACAATTACAATAAACACGAATTCTACTATTGTAATATGGCTTATCATATATACCTATCCAAAACTCGTTATCAGTGCCGTACTGTATATCTTTATCAGTCCCAACCGTTCCACTAATACACCATGCATTGATAACATTATTTCTCCAAAACAGTGGTTCCTTAATTTGGGACTCATCACCAACTTTGAGTTTTTTAATTTTCTTCATTGTTAAGTTGTATTTATTCTCCACTTTAGGTTTCCTCATTGCTTTTCCCTATTCGTAGGTTTCCCACCTAACAAATTTCCTTCTTCGTCTCTGTCATATTTCCACATCAAATAATCACACCAATTATCATTGTTAAAATCGCTCATGTTGTAAAACGGATCTGGATTATCTATAACATATTCTTTTTCAAATCCTTTAATTTTCACATTTACATCATCTACAATGATTCTTTTCGATAATCTACAAATCCACTTCACAAATTCTTTAAAAGTTTCTTCAAATTCTCTATCACGTAATGCACCATCAACAACAAGAATATATTCGTCTTGTGTATGTAACCAACCACGTTTATAACTTCTTCTTCCTCTTGAATCTCTTAAGTTATTTGTTCCCTCAAAAAATTCATCGCTACTGCTTGAGCTGTTATATCCTCTTTTTTGAATCACATATACTTCCATATCTCTTTCTGATCCAGTTACAACCGGAAGATGATCAAGAACAGTTTCAAGAATATACCTTTTCTCGTGTTGTGTTCTGCCTAATGGTGATACAACAATTGTTCCATGTACATATGTCCAGCTACTCATTTTTACACCTCTTTTAATATTAATCACATCGGTATTTACGATCTTATATCACATGCTGTTCACAAATATTTTCAAATAGCGACAAATGAAATAGTTTGTTGAATCAACGTTTACAGTTTCTAAATATTTGATTTACTGCAGGTGATATTTGATTATAAACACCGATGAAAATCATATGCAGAACTTTATGTATCTTATTTTATTGAGGGTATGAAACATGTATAGAAATTTATTCCGCATATGAATTGTGAATAAAGGATTCGAACCTTTTCTAATGCTATATACCGCATCGTGCTACCATTTACACTAATCCACAACTATCTTTTAATTAAAACTTCTATAGAAATCTCCTGTCTTATCAATACTTCTGCAAACCATGGAGTCAATTTCTCGTTTCATTTCTTCACCACATTCCGGACACATATGTCCTTCGCCTGTATACTCTTTCATCGACATTGTAATAGTTTCTTTGTGCCCACATTTCGGACAATAGAATGGATAATTCATACTGTTTATTTCTCCTTTTCTGACTTTTTATTCCCACTGATGTCGCTCACAAGATTGACCAAATATAATAATTCATCAAGTTTCTTGTCAATCAAACGATTGATTCTTTTGATTTTATCAATACGTTCCTCTTCATCTTTGCGCTTTGCATACGCTTCCATATTTGCAATGCCGACCACCTGCGCTGTAGGATTTTTACCATACTCTTCTAAAGATAAGATCTCTTTTACATTTCCTAATATTCTCCTATCTTTTCTTCTTGCATTAACAACTACAAGTGTATTTTCTAAGTTTGCTGTTCTAAGTAATTCGTATTCTTCCTTATATAAAGCAAATCCATAATCTTTTTTATTACGATCTTCTAGTAAATTCACAATTGCTACTAAATCATATCCTGTCATGGTTTTATTCTCCTTTTTCTATTTGCAAATCACCTTGTTATTAAAATCCCAGCTACCGGATATAACTCCATTCGGATGTATAATAAATTCTCGACACACATTGTCCGGTTCATTCTGCTCTACTTTGGACAGCATATCCATGTTTGAGTAGCTAAATGTGATATTTATTCCATTGTAGTTCCAAATCTCATAGACATAATAGTCTTGTATAGTCTGCTCCACGAATTCGAAATGATTATATGCATAATTGAGCATTTCCATGTATAAGCTATCATTGCTTTCATAATTAACACCATACTTATCCGGAAGTTTCATAAGCCTTCTAAATGAAACATCATCAGCAAATCTAAATGCATCAACAAAATCTATAAATTTAGAAATGCTGTCGATATCATACATAACACATTGAATTCTAATCTTTGTACGTTTTAGCCATCTCTTAATTGTTTTTAACTCTTCGATAGTCGGAACATCAGCTATAAATATATTACGGTTAATGTCATCGTCGATAGCGTGTCTGCTTATATCGATAAAGTCAAATAATCCTTCAATCCTATCAATATGGTCTTTCAAATATGTTCCATTCGTATTCATAGTAAGAAACTTTATATCGTGTTTTCTTAAAACATCACATAATAATGAAAAGCCAATAAATAGAAGAGGCTCTCCTCCAGTTAACGATACTGAATATAAAATTCCTTCTCTTTCCATTTCACTTAACATGCGATCCACTTGTCTTACGAAACGCGCAGCATCTTCGTGACACTTAGAATTCTGTTCCACGCAAAACGGGCAACTAGCATTACAAGCGTTGGTAAGCTTTAAATGTAAATGCCACAACCATTCATTTTTCTCTACTAAAATACTATTGCCAAATAAATTTACTTCCATTTTGTCTTCATAATGAATAGGAAGTTTCTCCACATCAGCAGCGTGTAAATACTCCTCTTTATTAGTAATTGTTTTAAACATTAGTTTCTCCTTAATATTTGCATTTTGTATTTTTTGTACACCATATATAGTATTTAAATAAGTTGTATATTACTATATATTGTGTTGAATTACGAATAAAATCGAGATTTTAACTTGATAATATCTCATCTATCATCTTATCCATCTCATATGTAAATTTGACACAATTACCATGTGAAATATGATTCTTCCAAGATTCATAAGATTCTAGGAATTTTCCTTTTGATAACTTATTCTCTTTTACCATCTTTGCCATTTTTCGATATTTCTTTTTCGCTTTTCTCTTTTTTTCATTTGTAAGTTTTCTAATTACTTTTCCATCTTTTGTGACATATGTATGAAAACCACAAAATTTAATTCCGTTTTTAAAAGGTATAATCTGAGTTTTGCCGTTCAATTCAAGATTTAGTGTGTTTACAAAATCTTCTATTGCACACAAACAATATTTTGCATATTGCTTTGATTCCACAATTAAATAGAAATCATCCATGTATCTTCCATAATATTTGACACCCAACTCTCCAGTTATAAAATGATCAAAACCAGACAAATATAATAAAGCAAATACCTGACTAACTTGATTTCCAAGAGGCAAGCCATTTCCGCTTGTGCTATCAATAAATTTTTCACATAACCAGTACGTATCTGGATTAGATATAAAATATGAAACAATATCTTTCAGAATATTATGATCAATATTATAGAAAAATTTTTTAATATCACCTTTAATAATCCAACAATCATATCCGTATTTCTGATATGCTAAATACATTTGATATTTCAGACAATCCAAACCAAACAATGTTCCTTTTCCTATTTGTCCGGCATAATTCGTATATATAAATTCATTACTTAAAATAGGAAGAAGCACATTATCACATAAACTGTGCTGCACAATTTTGTCTTTAAAACTTCCTGCTTCTATAATTCTCTCTTTCGGTTCATATACTTTAAATCTGTTATATCTATCTACTTCATATTGCTTTGATTCTAAAAGTTTCTTAATTTGATAAATTCCATCAAGAGCAGATAATTCAAATTTAATTCTACTTTTCGTAAAACCTTTGCCACTTTTTGAATCTCTGTATGCTTTATATAAATTTTCAAAATCAATAATCTTATCAAAAACTGTGCTATCTTTTATCATGATATATTTTACCTTTGTATTTATCCTGTCTAGTAAAAGACAGGAAAGGTTGTTTGCTCTTTTGATATCGGGACTCTAATTTCAGCGTTTCTCTTACTTTATTTCGTCTTCCGACCCAGAACGGACGAACTCCATAATCGTTCCAATTGCAATCGTTGTAGTTCACGTTACCATTACTGTTAACAATCTGAACATAGGAAGTCATATAGCAAACAACCGTTAAGAATCATCTTGTTTTATCTTTGTTTCTCCAGGCTATTGTCATATATTTAATATCACATATCTTCTTCTGCCAATGTTCAACTGTATCAGATCCTATAAGATTTAGATTCATTGACAATTCAACATAACAAGATAATTTATCACATGAAGAAATAGATCTAGTTTGCAAATCTAATCTCTTCTGTTTTTCTGCATTTATTTGTATTCTATTTGCGCTCATCAGGAAATCATATATATTCATACATTCATTCTGAATTCTTTCTATAAGCGTTTTGTATTTTGCCGGATATCTCTTTTTATTCGCTGTCACGGAATATGTATATTGCATTAAGTCGATAGCTTTTGTAATAACTTCCATATAAATCACTCCAATCTTGCTGAGTTTTGCTCTTCGAATACTTACGAACAACGCTTACGCATTGTTCTGTCTTCGTCTCCACAAAACGTTATCGACAAGATAAACAGATTTAAGATTCGGTGATAAAAAACGGACGAACCCCACAAACGCCCCAACCGCAACCGAGGCAGCCCACGCCACCATCACCGCAAACAACCGGAACACAGGAAGAATCTTTTCTTGACGGTGTCTGGTTTGGAGTTGACAGCCAGTATGCATAATTGATTAATGGAAGTTTTTCACCACATTTTCTGAATAAATCAAATGTCGGAATAGATAATACATCATCTTTAATAACACCATAATCATCAAATCCATCCATACTAAGCAAGTTATTTTCAAATGGAACAATACTATTTCCATATTTTTCTTTAATATCTTTTGCAAGTTTGCACTCTTCAAGATATTCTCTTACTGAAGATTCTGCATAATTATTATTCATACCGAAAGTCATTTGTTTTAGAATCCCATACATAAAATGATATATCTTTCCATCCATTTGAATGTTTGTCCAATAGCATCCAAATTCCTCTTTAAAGTGCTTGTTCATAAAATCTTTAACGGATTCTCTAAATTCTTCTTCATATCTCTCTGGATCGTTACTATACCATTCTGGCACAATATCCTGATCGACTTTATAAGTCCACTTTGAAATGTCAGAAGTGATAACATATCTCTCTGGCGGAATTAATTCTGCTCTCACAAATTTCTTAGAAGCATTAAATTCATTATCTTCTACACCCAAGTTTTCAAGTAAACTTGAATGACTTTCATTCCCTAATGGTGCAAGTTCCACCCTATTCTTAAAAATAATCCCACTTTTAAATTCACACATAATTTATTTCTCCTTTTTTAATTATTACATTTATACAATCTCGATCTCTGCTCCTGTCTGCTCTTCAAGCTTCTGTCTTCTTCCACTGTCATCTTTCTTTCCTATTCCTCTCCCATATATTTTGCAGCGAACATCAATGCTCCGACACCCAATACAAATCCATAGAAAAATGCTTCTTCTCCAATTTCATATAATCTAGCACCGGCTAAACACGATGTAATTAATCCACCGATTGACATTATGTTCCAAAATGTTTTATCCATATATTATTCACCTCCATTTATCCAGCAAGTTCGTATTTGTGTCTCAGAAATTCACTTAAATCATTTACCATATATGTATAATTCTCTTTTTGATTTTTAATATATGTATCGTTTCTTTCGAAGAAACTTACCATCCACTCCGAAATTTCTTCATCAAGTTCATTTTCAATACTGTATGCAATTACGGCAAGTAATGAATTATTATTTCCAGGTTCAAGAAGTTTTGACGAATTATCCACTTCCACCGACCAGTCTTCTAGCAGTGATTTGTACAATTCAATATCATCTTCGATAACATTTTCTTTTACGTTATGTCTGATAAATTCTAGTGTATTCTGTTCTGTACAAATGTTTTCAATTACATTATTCTCTTCTACTTCAACAAAGTTTTCTTCATCTTCTTTAATATGTAAATACTCTTTCATAAGAGCAGTTAAGATGTTAATTTTCTCTTTTAAAATAGCCTTTCCTTTTGTATGACGATCCTCGTTTAATTTGTCAAATGTTACTCCATTTACATCTTTTTTATATAAAGACTTTTCAAATTCCTCTACAAAATCCTTAAACTTAATATCATCTAATCCAAATTTAGCAAACTCTTTAAACACAGGAATCCAAACAATAACATTTTTTGGCACAAACACTTCTGTGAAATTATCTTTGCACACAGATTCAATCCTACTAAAATATTCATTTACAGTATCAAAATGTTCTTCTGTTGCATTCTCATTTAGGTATTTGCTCATATTTTTTATTGCACTTTTCCAGTTATCAAAGAAAAACGTTGTCATTACAGATTCACATACAAGTCTTTCTCTAATACCTTTCGATTGCTGTTTACCGGAACAAGACATACAATTTTTAAAGAATTTATTTTTCTCAGATATTGTCCTTATTTTTCTTGCATGTAAATCAATATAAGTAAATGCTTTCTGAGATGTATTCATTCCCAAATGATTGTTATATCTTCTCACCAACTTACTAATCTGTGACATCGTACAGTGCTGATGTATTGTAATATCAATCTGATAATCATCAAACATTTTTTTTAATTCTGGTGGTAACATTTCATATGTTTTTCTTCTCAAATCATATTCAACAGATTCCCAAATAACTTTTCCATATTCATCTTTACAGATTTTATTATTTTCATCTTTCTTTTTTCTCTGATATTGAATAATCGGATCTTCTAAAGTAGCTGTAATTTTATAGTTTTCATACTTAAATTTAACCAACGCAGAACTTCTTTGCATTCCATCTACGATATATTGCTGCACGACATCTTCATCTAAATCTTCTTCGCCCAAAATAATCGGAGGAATATAATCATCAGTTAATACAGTTTTGATTAACTCATTTATCATCCCGTTTTCCCAACAAAATAACCTTTGTACATCCTGGTTATCACTGATATCCTCTTCTACTATTTCCTCCAGGTATGATTCCAGAGATAAAGTCTTTTTTCTGATTTTCTTTGCCATGATTATATTCCTCCAATTTTTTACTTACGTAGCAATATTTTTACATTTTCATAACGCTGCATAGATCCGAGTATCTTATCTCTATATTCTCTCTCTGTCATATGCAATTCTTTAAGAATCTCCTCCTGAGAATATCCAGAACAAATAAGATCAACCGCTTTTTGTTGTTTGTAAGATAAATTACTCTTGTACATTTCAATCCTATCTGTAGTAGGACAAATATTATTCTCTACTTCATCCTCCAAATTAAACCCCGAAGAGATGCTTTCTTCCAATGTATAATCTTCATCTGGGTCAACTTTCATATGTATAGAAATGTCTGTAATAATTACAGGATTTCCTTTATTATCTCTTTTAATTTTCCCTTTTTTGTCTGTTTCAAGATTACACCGCTTAAACCTGAAATTATCTCTTTTCCACGTTTCTCTTCGTCTTATAAGGTTCCCATAATAATATGTATTGAATTTACACTTTTTTGATTTATCGTATGTTTTTATGCTCTCCACGAGAATTTCTACCGCTTTTCCATAGTAGTCATCCAAATACCCTTTTGGTATATTTGTACTAGAAAAAATCTTGTCACAAATTCTTCTGATTTCCTTCATGTTGTTTCCTACATAAAATCTACATATATCGTCTATTTCTTTTTCGTCCAGTCTACTCATTTTAATGTGCCTCCTTCAGATTGTAATTCATCAAAGAAATCATCGTCTTCCACAATTCTTACTTCAAACCGCCTAGTTCCTAGCCGATTGAATGTCTTTTCAATATTCTTAATTACAACAGAACATTTCGTGTTGTCCAGAACAGATTGAATGATTATCAACTCATCTTTAATCTGTCTTCTCTTTTCTAAGATTTCTTTTTCTCTCTTGTAAAGTTTGTATCCATCGCAACCAGATTTCCATTTTTCTAGTTCTATCTGATGCATACAGTTTGACAATTCACGATCAATATTTGCCAATTTTTTATGTAATACTGTTCTTCTTCTCGTAGCCTCTTCCACAAATTCACTGCACTGTTTTGATTTTTCAATCCACTGTACAACCTCATCACAAGGAATGTATGAGTCTTTTTTTATGTACTTCTTCTGTTCTGTTTGTACACTATCTGAATCCGTTTTGTTCTGAATAACCTCCTGATCAGACTTTGAAATAGTTTTTACTCTAAAATGAAAATTCTTCAATACTTTTGGAAGATTTTTCTGTATGTTCTCAGCTTTATCTTTTTCAAAAACCTGAGCATTACTTTTAGAACAAGTAACAGGAGACCCTTCAGAGTTTAACCTGATGTACAATTTGTCGTTAGTCACGACACAATTCATTTTAATCACCCTTTCCTTTTTTTACTTTTCATTACGTTATTCTCTACATTTGACATGATTTTCTAAAAAATTGCATCAGAAATAAACGTTTAGAAACTTGTCCACACGAATAAAAAGTAAATTTCAATATTCAGTTTTCCAATATTTGGAATTTTTAGCTGATACGCTTGACTACTTTGAAAAAAATATGTATTATACTAGTAGGGATAGCGCAAGCTGTTCTTAGCACTCCCATTTTTGGGAAATGCGTTTTTTGGTTTTAGAAGAGCCGGAACCGGAGGTGTTGGCGCACCTGTGATGGATTTCCGTCTCTTCTTTTTTATTATGTTTACAAAAAGTATATTAACACGAACACTTGTTCTTGTCAATAGTTGACAGAACGTTTGTTCGATTTTTTGTTCTTTTCTGTTCTTCTGTATCCGGGAAAGGATCATGAACTAATATTGTACTCATAGTTCCGATAGGTTTTATGTTCATCAAATCTAATTGTTTTTCAGAAAACACTCTTAGCTGGTTTAAAAAGTCATCACAAATTTTTGCTATTGTTTCAGATCGCTCGATAATATCCTTGCATTCCTGAAAAGTTTTTCTTTCAAAACCTACCACCTCATTATTTTCAAGGTCTTGTTCTGCAACTAAAACTTTTTTCCCTTTACAGTGCTTAACAGCTTCTTCAATGTCCATCAATACATATCTCATGCCACATCATCTCCCCACATAAAATTTGCGTCACATGCAATCTTTATTGCACGTTTATCGTCCATAGATGTTATCTTTCCAAGGTATTTTTCTATTCTTAATTCTGAAATATTTCTTATGCATTCGCACAAAACAATAGAATCTTTTACCAACCCTGTACCTCTTCCCTTTTTGATAAGAGTATGCGTAGGTTGGTTTATCTTTTTTAATTTTGTACTAAATGGTATAACGATGGTTGTTGCAGCGAAATGATTTCCTATATCATTCTGTACAATAATTGCTGGTCTTTTCCCGCCTTGTTCACTTCCTATAGTGTTATCTCCAAAGTCAACCATTACAATATCAAATTTTTCAAATTTAATTTTCATAATTACGCATCCTCCTTTCTCCTAATCTATGTACTTCTCTCTTTCGATATCATAAGTATATACTCTTTACAGTATATTGTCAAGAGTATATTCAATAAAATATATTTATTTTTTAAAGAATATATGCTAAACTATATACTGTAAACAATATATAACGAACAGGTGGTGAATACATGCGCTTAGATATTAAAGATCTGGTAGATAAAAAATTTCAGAATAAAAATCAATTTGCAAAAGCGATCGGGGTCGGGTATCCTGCGGCATGTAAACTTTACGATGGAGATACAAGCAAAATAAATTTTGACACACTAGAAAGAATATGTATCGCACTAGAATGTACTCCAACTGATTTATTCAAATCTGAGGATCCAGCGTTAAATAGACTTCTTTTATATTATTGCAAGTTACATGAATCCAATGAAAAAGACGATACAGAATAAGTATCGTCTTACATATATTTATTACATCTTTATTATTTCTTTAGCTTTTCTAGCTGCTATATCCCAGTTTACTTCTATCCCGGAACCAATGCTATACCATGTATCTTGGCTTTCACTGTACTGCAACACATTCCAACACCATAAGTTTGACTTTTCTTTGTGCGGTTCTAAAACTACTTTTCTCATAACATTTACACCTCCCAGATGAAAGTTAAATTCTATTTATATTTATATGTTGATAATTTCGACATCCTCCTTTGGAACGGTATGCCAATCGTCATAGAAGTAAATATATAATAAATCTGGATTAGGATGTACTCTATACGCAACATATTTATTTACTTCTAAAATCCCAAATCTTTTAAGTAAACATTTCTTTACCATACAAAATCACCAACCTTTTTATATTTTTAAATAATTTTTATCTAACATTCTTCCATATATGGATTATCTTTTAACCTATAATCACATCCTTTTGCTAACAAAAATTGTTCCCATTTCAATTTATCTTCGCTTGTTAAAGAAAAATCCACTTCCAAACCACAATCATAAACTGTTGGCATCTTTAAAGTGATTATATCCTCTATCTCAAATTCTCCACCTTCGCCATCATCCCAACCACCAGTTGTCATTTCTACTGTGATTTTATTCCATTCTTTGTCTCTTTCAATGTTTACAATCTTAGTAGGATTGAACATTTCAGTAAGAATAAATTTAATTTCTTCATCTGTTAAACTAAGAAATTCTCTGTATTGTAACATATAATTACACCTCACGGATTTTAATCTTTTGAATAATATGGTTTATTTATAACATAAGAACCACATGGAACATATGTATTTTTGCAAACTTTACATACATTAACAGAGCATTTACCGTTTTCGTCCATATAAGCACACTCATGACTAACTACTTCTTGTACAGCTCTTATAATATCTTTATCTTCTTCTTTTTCTCCCAAAGAATACCAATCAATGCCGGAAATAGATTTTTTATCCAATTTCCATTCATTACCAATAAGTTCTACTGTCGCAGTATAAAAACCACAACCACAATCATTGTCTTCATACTCAAGTTCATTATCATAAAATCCAAACAATATAATTTTCTTTACGCTCGTATTCTGATATTTTAATACATCGTTGATATAATACCATTTACCATTCACTTTAAATCCTGAACCATTAACCGATAACAATATATTACCTCCTTATTCAATATGAAACTTAGAATCTATCTAGAAAAATCTATTAAACTTCCACGATCTTTAATAGGTTCTCCATTAGCTGCTAAAACAGGCTCTATGCTATCTGCTAAATCAAGCCAACTGACGCTTACATGTTTCTGTTCTACATATCCATCTTCTTCCTCAAATTCAACATCACACTCATCATCAGATTCCCACGCATAACCAATAAATTTCCCATACTGTTTTAAATTTCTATGATAAACTCTATCTCCTGTTTTAAATTTCTTTTCCATAATATCACCTCATATCATCTATTAAAATGCCTAATCTATCATATGCTTTAAAATATCTATGTGCAATTTCATTAAACATATCAGACTGACATATTGCAATAGCAAACTTTTCTCCAACTTCTGTTTCATATTCTATTGCTAACTCAGAAAATAGTTCCTTTTTCTCTTCTCGTTTGCATTGCACTCTTTTATAACTTTCATAGCATTCCTTCAATTTATCGTTAGGAATGCCAATAAATAAATTTCTTCTCATAAAACGCTCCAATCTGACCAACTTTAGTCATTTAATTTGTCCCAATATTTATCAGAAGTTATGTCTTCATCAATCAATAACATATTTCCATTGTTATCAAAATGATTACACATTAATATATCATTTAATATATGAAGCACACTAATTTCCCAATTTTTCCCGTTATCAAATTTATCAAGTTCTAATTTATGTGCGTATTGTTCAAATACTTCTTTTATATCTTTATCGGACATTTGTGACAATTGATTTCCAATATGTTTATTTGTAGTATCCAATTATAACACCTCTCAATCCAAATAAAACCTATATTTCAACTACAACATCTGAATTCATAACTAAAATACTATCACAATCCCAACCATACAATTTCCAATACAATCCATAGTCATTACTTATATTCACTTCTATTGCATCGTATTGTCTTTTTAATTCTTCAAAGTCTAACAAAACCCATACCGGAGGAATCAGCTCGCCTTTTATTTGGGGAAGAAAATTCAAATCGTCCACGTTATTTATACACAATATGTTTGCATTATCATCTAATTTAAAACGAAAACTGTTTTCTTCCAAACATTCTCTAAATTCATTGTCTTGACACCAATTTTTCCATCCATACTTTGCTTTTATAGGACTTCCCCATAGTCCACCACTAGGTTTTGTAGAAATGTCATGTCTTTTAATATGATTGAATGATTCTCTGTCAAATGAACTATGTCCATAATGTATATATGTTTTACTCATAAAATTTCCTAACCTTTCATAAAAAATCAATCTTTCAAACCATTTAATATTTCCAGTCGTTTCTTGAACATTCCAACATATTCCGGGAAATATTCAAACCACTCATAATTCACTTCTTTGATTTGATTTAATCCAATTTTTCCAACAGCATACAATGCAGCTTCTTTCTGGCTGACCTTTTTTCCAAAGCAAGTCTGACAATTAGAACCTTCTATTCCATCATATGAGTTAAACGTCTTATTAAAATCCATCAGCGGATGAAGTGAAACTGGCTTGTTGTTTGCATTATTTACCAGAACTCCCCAGTTTCCCCAATGACGATCGGTATTTCCTACAAGATAGTCAACAATATTCATCATATAATAATCATGTTTATCTAAGGACAAAATATATTTTTGAATATCCTTGTCATGGTTCTGTGAATAAATTTCAAATGCTTCCATTGACACAATAGAAAAATCCTTTGATGTAATATTATCACTCATCGTCACTGGCTCTCCATCAAACAAACTTTTGCTGTATACAACTTGTTTTACATCAAAACACTGACAAATTTTACTTGATAGAAGCTCCTTTTCAACAACTTCTACTCCTCCATCTTTCAATAAGCAAAATCCCTTTTCTGTTCGTTGCCAGGCTTTCGGGAAAACACCATTTGTAGACAAATCTTTTGCCAGATCTTCATTATTGGCTGTATATTGTTTCCCACGCAAAGCAATATCAATAAATTTATTTTCCAAATGGTTGTCATACAAATTCACTTCAGAAAATGTTGTCTTTTCACCTTTATTTCTTACCCAGAAAACATCTGTCAGAGACGCACACCTGTATGATAACGCTACTTTTGCACGATCTTTATCAGTTACAGCCTGATTCATTCCTATACTATTCAATATTTCTTTCGCATATTTTCTGTCTAACGTCAGGACTCTTGTAGCGCACCAATAGTTAAAATTCGTAATATTGTTTACAAGAGAATCAATATTTTCCTCTTCTTCAAGATATAGGTTATACGGCATAAAACTTTTATAATATATTTTGCATCTGCCTGAAGAATAATCAATTCTTGCAACTCTTCTATCTTTATGCATTATTTCGAAAATATTATTATTCATGTTGTTCTATTTTCCTGCCAAAATTTTCGTCACCTGCTGCACTGTAATTCCATATACCTTTGCAACTTTCTTCTTATCATTATATTTTTGGAATTCTTTTATAATATCATTCTCTGTCCAGTTATACTCCACTGGCTCGTTCATAAAATTTTCCATCACATTTTCTCCAAAATCCAATTTTCCAAGATGCTTTCCACAGAATCATATGGACAAAACAATTTCCCACTACGCACCATAATCACATCAACCTTTTTCTTATCTCTGTAGATTTTCGTAAGTTCTGTGCTTATCTCATATGTTTGTCCTGTACGAAACCCCATACTTCCGTCTCTTCCAATATATTTTCCTCTCAATTTTATTCCTCCATTGCATATTATTTTAACACATATTACAAATCAAGTACAGCATCTGCTATAGTAGATTCATCCATGTGTACATAATATCTTGCTGCTGTTTCCAAATTCTTGTGCCTTAATTGTCTTTGAACAAGAACAATATCTTTTGTTTCTTCATACAATTTACTTCCAACCCAATGTCTTAACATATGTGGGTAAATTTCGCCTTCCGAATATAAATTAAAAAATCCTGTAATTGCGCCTTTACTTAATCTGTTATTTTCATTTGATAAAAACAATGCGTTATCTTTAATTTCTCTCTCTGTTACGAAAAAAGTTCTAATTTTCAAATACTCCTCAATATTCATTCTAGCCTGTTCAGACATATAAACTTTGTCATATTCTTGTATATTTCCCTTTCCAAGAATCATCATATACGGTCTTTTTTCTTCGTGTAGATGTAAATCGGAAATATCCATATTTATTAGTTCTTCTGAACGAATACCACTTCCTTTTATAAGTTGAACAATGGCAATATTTCTAATAATATTAAATTCATTTTTATTTCCATCTGTGATATTTACTAAGAATTTTTCCACTTGCTCATCTGTAGGGATTTCTACTTCTTTATATCTTTTTTCAGATTTATATAGATTGCCAGGTATATGTGAAATCACATTATCATCGACATATTTATTTTGTCGTAAATAATTCCAAAAAGCACTGAATACATTCTTCTTTGTATTGATAGAATCCAGTGAATTTGTTCTTCCTAAAAATCCATTTTTTAATTCGTTAAGATATTTAATAAGATTATTACTAGTAATAATCTGCATATCTGTTTCATTGATTTCTGCTATGCTTTGTTTATTTATATATTTATTATTGATCATCCAATTAAGCATATCTCTAATATATATCCAATTAACTCTCTTTGTATCCGCTGATTTATATCTATCAAAAAAATCTGATATAAAATCAGGAATATCTTTTAATTCTTTTGCAAGTTTTTGTTCTATTTTTCTTTGTTTTTCAATTTTATAACACATATAATATTCTCCTAAAATCCCAATGCTTCTGCAATATCTATTTTCTTTTGTAAATATTCTAATGCAGACAATCGTTCTGCAAATTCTTTTGATTCTTTTCCATGAAAATAACTAATCTCCCACAATTCTCCATCATCTGTTCTATAATATTTCTGTTCTTGTGGCTTATTATTCCGAGTAAGGTATTCATATACATTTCGACAATACAATTTTTCATATTCTCCTAATAGAATATCTTCTCTTTTAATCTCCTTCACATTTAATACCTTCTTTCTTTAAAATCGTGTTCCATGTAATAAACCTTCGGCTTTCATTTCTGTAGCGAATTCAAAATCAACGTTGCAAATGTTGTAACTGTTATACATGGAGTTCTCCATATTCTTTATTCCCCTTTTTACTCTTTTACTTTGTTCTTTGAACAAATATTCCATGTTATCTCTTTTCTTTCCCATAATATTCCTCCTGTTTTGCAATAAAAAAAACAATCAGATATTCCTGATTGCTCTAATTGATATTCTTTTCTTATATATACTATAAAAGTCACCAGAATTAACTGATGACTTATAACTATACATACACTATCTTCCTTTTTTTGCTTTCTTCCATTCATATTCCCATCGTTCATCTTCTGACATTTTACTTGTCTTATGATCTTCCGCCAATGTAAACAAACCTCCAATAACAAGAACAATCAACCCAAAAATAATCCCACCCATAATATCATCCTCCAAATATTTTTTTACTTTAAACTATCGCTGAGATTTTCCAAAAACGCACATAGCATCAATAAAAATATTCCTCCAATTAACGTTCCCATTTTATCCCTCCTTCACTCTCCATTATATATACTCACACACTTATGTGCAACTCCACTTCTTGTTCTCCCTAATTCTTTTGCAATGTCTTTGTAAGACATTCCTCTACGCAGCATGGACTTCGTCGAGTTTATTTCAGTCACTGTCCAAGCCTTTCCTTTATTCGGTTCTTTACATGAAAATTTTTCCTGTCTTACCCATTCAGGCTCCAAAGCCAATGTCATGTAATCATACTTTGTCCAGTTAATCACATTCTTATTAGCTTTAGCCCACATCCAGAACTCTTCTACCTCAACACTGTATCGATTTCCGTTCTTGCAATGAATAATCTTACATGGAAGATTATATTGTTCAATCCATCTTAGTACAACCTTTGGAGTTACATTAAAACACTCAGCAAGTTTATTAGCACTTAGAATGTTATTATTCTTTCCAAGTCCGAGCTGCATTGCTTTCTTAACTACAGATCTCATTGTCCTGTTCAGTCTATCCGCAGTAATTTGCGTTGGCTGATTAAGATATTTTGACTCCAAATATTTAATCTCTCTGTCTGTCCATCTTTGAGCCATATTTACACAATCTCCCTAGGAATATAATCTGCAAGGTAATCTTCTTGTCTCTCTTTGAAACGTATTTTTAAATATCCAACATAGTGGAATTTAATTCCATTCTCTTCGAGCAATCCCTTAAAAATATCCCCAATAGGTTCACATACATCTGTACATGAATTAAACTTTCTAGTTGCTTCTCCGGCAAGACTCTCCACCTCTCTCTGTCTATCTAATGGAATCTGATATACTTCTGGTCTTGCTCCGCAATCTTCTTTGTATTCATTGTTATAGGTTCCATCAAAATCCAATACAAATAATGTCCACATCATAATTTCTTACTCCTTTATTTCCTGCTGCCAATTCTTTTAATATTGTCATTTCTCTCTCAAAAGAAATGTGAAATTCATTATTTATATAATGGTTCTCCACAGTACGGACAAAATTTCCAGCCTTTTTCTTCAACATCATTAAATTCCTTTTGTCCTTCCCAACCTTGTGTTCCTAAGTTTTTACCACAAGAAGAACAATGCATTGTCTGAATTCCTCTTTCTTTACTTGCAAATCCACCACCAGGCTTAAGCATATAATTCACTCCTTTTTCTGTTAAAATGCGACTTTCATTAGCTATTTAATATACCATGAGTCTGTTTCAACAAACTCGATATGCTCCAAGTTAGAATTATATTCCTTTAATCTTTCCTTGTATTTATATAATAGACTTCCGCCTCTACCTATCATAAAACCAGGTTTATCTGTACAAACTTTAATTGTATCTCTTGAACCAGGAAATACTCCTAAGAGAATAATTCCTTTAACTCCTGCTTCTTGCTTCCATTCTTTAAAAATATTTGAAATTTCTTTTCTCATCGCTTTTTCTCCTCTTAAAATGTAATCTTTACCTTCTTCTTTTCCATCCGGTATATCTAAATCTCGTTCCATCTGTCCACTCAAGTTCTATAGAAACAAACCCAAGCGTTAATATAATAAATATGGTTGCTAAAAGCATTTGTAAAATTTGTAAGAATTTCATTATACCTACACCCCTCGTCTTATTTCAATCCGCTTAACATTTCCATTCTAGTTTTATACATTTCTAAACTGATCTTCCCGGCACACCGCTCACATAAATCAAGACCTAAATTATGGCAATTAATATCTGTAAAAGGTTCTCCGTAATTTAATTTTCCAAAACGATAATATTCTCTTTCAATTCCGAAAATATCTTTCTTCTTTACTGTCGGAATTTCTTCTCCGCAGCAATCACAAATAATCTTTTCAATTTTCACTCTTTACCACTCCTTTTAAAATACGAGTTTCAATTTCATCACCATGGAACTGTATTATATAAAATGGATTTCCCACAAAGGATACCTTCTTCAATGATATAACATCCATTATCCCAATACTCGTCATCCGTATATGAAATTTTCCTTTCTGGATAATGATTTTTATAAATTTTATATGCTTCTTCCAGTGACTTTGCAATAATCACACCTTTATCTCCTTCAAAATTATCATAACTATATAGTTTTTTCTTCCTAAACATAATCTTCACCAACCTCTACACAATCAACTCAATCATATAACCTTCAAACTCCTCAATCATTTGAAAAGCACCCCTAAAGCAAATAACTCCTAACACATCATCACATTCTTTCGTATCCGCATCAACTCCAAAAATAAAACACCATGAAGTAAACAACGCTCTTAGCTGCTCTCTTCTTTTTAGATCATCCCACTCTGCATCCATTGCAAAATCAATTATGTAATTTAAAAATTCTTCTTTACTCATAAGATCTGTTTCTCCACTCTTTAATTTTGTCACTATTTGTATTTCCAACAATCATAGAATAAATCATATTCCAATCTGAATTTCCAAAAGCCATCGGCATATCATTTCACACTATGTATGTATTGAATATTTCTGCTTGTTTTTGTGGTAATACTCCACCCTTTATTTTATCCATACAACTATTCCTATTTTTGACAATTCTACTTAGACAGAAATTATCAATATGACCATATTGGCATAAATCTCTTGCAATCATAAGTTCGCTATAAAGTTTGTGATACAAGTCATCTTTCCTTCCTTCCGTTTGGTAGAAAGTATTACAGATTTTTACTAATTCATCTGCTGATAAACTTATTGTTACTTCTCTATCCTTTTTAGAAATATTTTGTATATCCATTTTTTATTCTCCTTTCTTATCTTGAAATTCCGATTTCATTTTCTTTTTTCTACCCTTCTATAACCAATGGATTAATCACATATACCGAATATCTTCAAAAGCATCAGGGACATTTGCAATTTCTTGCCAATCCTCTGGATCAACAAAAACCTTCATATCCGCTTCAATATCATTAAACATACAAATCAAATCATCTGGCTTCAAATCTTCTCTTGTTTTGTACAACCAAATATTGCATACATCTGTATTATTTCCACGATACCTGCATTCATTGGAATTATATTCGAACCACTTTACTTCTTTTCCATCTATATTTTTGGCATACACAAAAACGGAAGGATTTTTGAACGTTCTATTCACAAATCGACCATTTTCATCTCTTGTAGTAACCTCGATCTCTTCTACTATCTCTGCTCGAAAACCATATTTTTCCACCGTTTCTTTTACATGATTTAAAAAAATTTCCATACTTTGTACCTCTCCTTCTAATAAAATCCTGATTTCCTATTATTATTTTATTTTTAATTCTGTTCCACATATAGGACAGAATTTTACTTTATCCATATCTGTTCCAAAATCATAACCACAACAAGAAGTTATACCGTCTACTAGATATGAAAACTCATTCATTTCATTTGTTTCGAACCATGAATTTGTACAATTATATGGTGCTTGTCTACGTCCTTCAAAAATATCATTCTCTACAATCTCTTCTGCTTCTTCTTGGCTGCTTGCTTCTACTTCATATGATTTACTGTATGTTTCGTAATAATCTACAATATATTTTGCCATAATCATTTCCTCCTATAATCCCATCAAATCTTTTGCAACACTAACACCATAAGTTTCTTCAAACCATTCCCAAATTTCCTCTCGGTGTGTTCCTGCTGCAAATTCGCTCCATTCCTCTTCAATACATTCTGTATCAGAATTCATGGGAATATCTCCAAATTCTAACCACAAATCCTCGATATATTCTGCACGTCTATATTCAAAGCTATCGTTCAGACCACGATTAACGATACATGCTAAATCATCATCTGTGATTAAGAATTTCCGTTCTGTGCAATAGTCCATTATTGCGTTGTATTCCTTGTCACAAAATTCTACATCATCTTCAATCTGGTCAATTTTCTGTTCTTTTAAATATTCTCTTAATGACATACTATTTCCCTCTTTCCAATGTTCCATATCTTCATTTTTCAATGCGATCATTTCCAACATTTGCAGCGTACTGAAACATTCATTTTGTTTTAAAATTTCCAGTTCTTCTGTGATACACTTTACTTCTTCATCTTTGTATTCTAAAGAGTCCGCATAATCCATATCTAAAGACAGATTATATAATATTTTCGCAATTTTCTGTGTGTCCATGTTATTCCCTCTCTAAAAATCTGCATTTCAATTAGAATCACTTATTGCACATGAATCCGCTATGAAAAGTTTCCCATTATATATACTTACATTTGTATCACTGTCTTGATACATTCTTTCATTTTGAAAATCGTAATTGCTATATCCCTGACAACAAACAAAAACTTGCGTATCGTCTGAAATATCTTTAATAAATTCTCTTAATTCCCCTACTGTCACTATTTTCTTATTTTCGTTCATAACCTTTCCATTCTATCATGAAAATTTTTATAAAAATTCATTCCCGGCAATCACAAGCAGCACATTATATAACACTCTGAAGCAATCCTTATTGTATTCTTTCTGTGCCATTGTTTGCAAAAGATCTAACCCATCTTCCAATTCTTGTTTCAATTCTTCTGATCGTTCCAGATTAGATAATTCAATCAACTGTTCTGCTACATCTTCAATGTCATAATATGAATTTTCCTTGTACTGTTTTAGTTCTTCCAGATTTTCTTTATTATTTTCATCTTTTACCAATGTATCCGCTAATTCATTAAGCATTTCTTTTATAGCTTCCGCATCTTCTATGAGTTCTCTAATACTATTAGGAACACCAGCGACTCTTCCTCTTGCTTCGATCCACATTTCTGTATGCTCATCTGCATCAAAATCATTTGCATATTCTCTAACTGATTCCGGAAAATTTTCCACTTCAACACACATTAAAAAGTTTTCTCCTGCCGGTGAATACGTTTCAAGCTCCACTCTCCCATCATCTGTATAAGAAGAAATGCCCCAATCATTTTGTTCTAAGATGTCTATGTATTTTTGTTCTAATTCTTTCATACCGCCACCTCCTTTATTTGAAATGTTCTTCTTATCATTCTTCAATATCTTTAACTTCGATATTCAAAACTCCGTCATTTGCAAACATATATGTGATTTCTCTTTCTAAAATTTCTTCATTGATTTCTAATTTATCAAGTTCAAAATCTTTTCCTTTTGCCAAAATTTCATAATCTGAAATGTCATCTTTCCATACTTTAATTATGAAGCACCACTGAATTTCAAACTGTTCACTTAATTCATTAATACACATATTATCATTCCCTCCTGTGAAAGCGTTCTTTTATTGTGTTACTGGATATAGGCAATCAGATTATTTTCTGTTTCGTCTGCAATCTGATAATCTAACCACCATTCGTGTATGGTTTCTTCTAACTGCTCTTTAGACATTGTACGCTTTAGATCATCCACTTTAGGCTTTAATTTTTCCGTTTCATATTCAACTACGAGACGTTCCTGTTCTAACGTCATGTCATCATATGTAATAGTTTTTAATAACGATTCAATTAGTTTTGTTTTAATTTCTTCCATAGTAATATCTCCTTTCAAAAGATAAAGCAGTCGTTAAGCTGCTCTATCAAGTTGTGTTCTAAAATTTATAATATAATTTTCTCCGGCGATATTGATCGGAAGAATCAAGAAATTGTACTCGTTTCCATCAATGTACATTGGAGCATTTCTTTTGCTTCCTCTGAATACCGGATTCTCTGAATCAATAACTGATAATACATCCACAAGATAATGTGAATTGAATCCAATAAATAAGTCCTCGTCCATTACAAGATTTTCCGTTTCAATCTCGTCAAAAGTTTGATATCTGGAAGTCTGCAAATATGTGTAAAGTTTTCCGTTCTCACTATGAAAGATAGTAGGCTCCTTTTCTTCTTTTACCATATCTGCGTTATACTTCATAATTTTTAACATTTCTTCTCTATCAGCATTGAATACAAAATCTCTGCTATCACACAACATCTGTTCAATATTGAAATATTGTCCATCAATTCTTCTGATAACGTATGTAAAATCTTTTCCGGAAATTCTGATATATTTCTGATCCTGATATACTTTGACTTCCGCATCTGATTTTTTATCCATGATTTTCTTGAATACCGGCAAGCATTTCACATGGAGTTTTACAGTGTCAAATGGATTTTCTGTTTCTGTGATAATTTTCTGATTCTCAAGTGATCTTAATGCAATTCTGTGATTGTCCAACGCCTCTATACGTTTCCGCTTTGTGTTAAAGTTAAATACATTCAGCATTTTATTAACGTCATCTCCTGCCACAAATAAAGAAAGATTAGCGATTGTTTCCAATAACCAACTCTCCGTTGTTGTAATAATATGTGCTTCTGTATCATCCATTGCTGGAAGAAAAATATCTGTATTCGCATACCGTGGAATAGTAACAATCTTTTTCCCGCACTTTATGTTTATTCTCTGCTGCATTTCCGTACTAACATCTTCTAGCGTAACATCTCCGTTCATTTTTGAAATGATCTTGATATCGTCAATATCAATTCCCAGAACACCTGGGCTTGTGTCAAATGCATTATTTGTTCTTATTTCTGCAAAATGTTCCATATCGGTACCCCACATTTTCACCGTTCCATCTTCTTCGACCTGCATATATAACTTTTTCAAGCTGTCAAGTGTTACTTTCTTATCAATGGCTGCCAATCCTTTTTCCATCATTGCTTTTAATTCTTTTGCGTTCATTGTGAATTTCATCATTGTTTTATCATCCTATTCTTTATATAAAATCGTGCTTTCACTCTACAAAATATTCCTTCGTACTCTATTGACTTCTTCATCGTCTTGAAAAAATGTCAATCCTGCATTTTCAATACTGATTGCATTTACTTGATTTATTCCATACTCTTTTAAATCTTGTTCACTAATTTTCATATAGAGAATTCCGTTGCTGCAAAAACAATCTTTATCTTTTAAATCTCTAAATGTTACTGATTTTTTATTAGATTCATATACAATCACTTTTTTCATATTTCTCATCCTTTTGAAAATATTTTTATCTGTTTTATATATCTTCCTCTTCTTTAAAACCATTGTCTTTTAAGTATTTTATGTAATCTACAATATCTGACTTTCTTTTAACTTCTATATCCTCCGCTTTATAATACCCATAAAAAGGATTGACAAACTGCTTATAAACTTTATTTTCCATATCAATAATAAGATTATAGTTATTTGCCGTTCCTCCTGTTTTCCTCCAATTATTATCAATCCAAAATAAATGAATTTCCATGCGATTCTCCTCTATAAACTGTTGTAAATCCATGTCAAACACTCTTCAAAAGAGTCGCTTGCATATACTTCTTTAGCTTCGCTATCTTCACTTCCACAAATATATACTTCGTATCCGTTTAATCCGTTTGTGATAAAATATTCATCATCAATAATCCATTCTCCCATTTCTAATTTAATTCTCATACAGTTTTCTCCGTTTGAAATTATCTTTTCATTTTTCATTCTTTAACCAATGTTTCAAATACAACATTTACATTCCGTTCTTTTGCAATAATACCTTTTATTTCTTCCATACTTTCAAATAATGTGTCTATATCAGTGATGCAAGCCGTATCAAGTTTTCGATATCTAATATCATTTACTGTAATTCTATATAGACCGTTTCTTATTTTCCATATTGTACATTTTATTATATTCATAACTATTTCCTCCCGATAAAATCATTATTTGTTTCCATAACATACGGAACAGCAAAAAGCTGTTCCTGACTGTTCCAAAGTTCTACGTTATTCAACTGATACACAGATTGAAGAGTCTAAAGAGCAAAACGGACGAACCCCACAACCGCCCCAATGGCAAACGTCGTAGAACACGCCACCACTACTGCCAACAAACCGAACACAGGAAGCCGAGCATCCTTCATTTGTACTGTCTGGTGTATCTAACCAAAACGGTTTTTCATTTTCTGTCCTAAACATACCATTCTTTCTGGCTTTTCTGTAATCATCAAAAGTTCCTAAATGTACTTTACAATTACATGTTCCGTAAGTGTCCAACCCATCCATAGAAAGTAAATCAACTGTATCTAATAATACATTTTCTTTTCCAAATCCTTTGTAGATATCAGACAGAATTTTCCCATTTTCATCATTCAGTACATTCTTGATTTCAGAAGTTCTAAAGTCATTTGACCCATTGTCAAATTTATAAGTTCCGTCAATAAGCTCTTTTTTCCAAACTTTGGTTCTATTGTTCTCAATATCCTGCTCAACCACATACCATTCATTTCCAATGTCGTCTACAATCACGTTTCCAACCTTGCATTCATATAACTGTTTCTCTTGCCTCATTCCTAAAGACTTCCTTAGTTCTTCTGTTAATTCGATCACCAGGTTATTTCCTTCTACTTTTACATTTGTCTTATTTACTTCGATATTCATAATATTTTCCTCTACTTTCTTTCTAATAATTCTTACTTACAAAATGGTTTCCAGTACACGATCAGCGCCACACCTAATACAGTAATATATACTTTTGCATCCGTTTCTGTCATAAACAACGCGATAAGAAGCAAAATCAATCCAGAGAACTTTTGAAAGTTCAGTCTGCGCTTCCACCGTTTAAACTTCTGGCTCGTAGCAGCTATAACATATCCTTCTAACCATTCTTTATTATGTTTCTTCCATTCTTTTTCCGTCATAACTGTTTCAATCACATTCATTTCTTATTTCCTCCATTCCTCATATACTTGTTCACTACGTTGTTATACTCCCATTTTTCCACCACTGATACACTGCCTTTTGTTCTTACAGTGCAATACTTCTTTCCGCAAATTGTAAATTCGCTCAAAATCTCCATTGTATTATTCTCCTTTTGTTGTTGTGTTTATTTGTTGTATTTTTTATTTCCCTGAAATCATTCTGCAAGCTGTGACACTCACAGAACGTAATATGTAAGTTTTTCTTATGCAGTCTTTGCTACTGCTTTTCTTGATGTTCTTTTTCGTGTTGTCTTAGACTCAATTCCCGGAATATCAATATTCCTTTCGATCACACCGGAAAGGAAATCGAATAATGAATCTTGCCACTTCTCTGATAAATTATCATTAAAATATTTACTTCCTTTACAGTTATTCAACAGAACCCTTTCCATGTCTGTCTCTCTTCCTGCATAATAAGAATATAATTTTCTAAATACTCTTAATACTTTCGCGCTAAATGCCTTTCCTTCTCTATAACTTTTCCCACCGTTCCATTGTAGTTTTACGATAAGTTGTAAAATTCTGTCTAATAAATCCGGACAAACTCTCGACATCTTTGCACCGTCAGAGACAGAAGTTAAAATACCAATAGGATTTTTTACTGGGTTCCTGTCTCCCTTAACAGCAATGTGGTTTCTGTCACAGATAGATTTTAATGTAACATATTCTTCTTTTTTAGCTACAAGCGCCGCACTGTAGATATCGACAGGAGTCATGGTTTTTCGATCGTCTTGCTGTGACAAGAATAAGTCAACCGCTTCTGCTTCTGTAATTCCGATCAATACTTCAACCTGAATCAATTTCATGTTTCCAAAATAAGCGCCAATGATTCTGTGCATACCGTCAACAACATAAAATTTATCATTCTTGCACATAATCTTAGGCAAATCCCACTTATAAGAGCTAAATTCAGATCCGATTTTCTTTGCAATAGATACCCTTAATTCTCTTTGCCAATCTGGAACATGAATAAGCAATGGATTAATGCTGATAATTGCCTTTTCTCTTCCATCATGTTTCGATCTTGCTTCTTCCATCTTGTCAGATACGATCATTCTTTCTCCAACTTCAATGATATTGTTTAGCATTCTTGCTTCATTCATCATTGTTTCCACTTCCATAGGTTCAAGTTTTCCGTTTCTACTCATTTTTCTAATCTCCTTTAATATGTAAAGTTTTCTATAATAAAAAGCACCTGTATAATTACAAGTGCTTTCTATACGTATACATCTATGTTGCATTGTCGTTCTTCATTTTCGATATGAACATCTATCCATGTTCTACCGCGTCTGTATGAACTGCTTCCCAAAATATCCAGTGTTACGAGAGGATTCTCACGAATCTGCTCACACTCTTCATTCGTTAGTATATTCTTATCCAAGGCTTCCAATTCCTCAAACGTATAATCTGCTAAAGATTTTCCTACTGTTATCATAATCATGACCCCTTTCCTTTTGCTTCGTTCCACTTCTTTCAACCGAGATCAGCTCAATCTGGCGTTTCCTCTGTGTGATATTAATTAACTGTATCTGATGTTTGTTATAAAAATTTTCCATCATATCTCTTCCTATTCCATTCTTTCCGCTTTCGTATTTGTTGTATATGGCTCTTTGCTGATTATCCAATCACCTACAGATAGATATACTTTTTCATCATCGTTCCAGGTTTCCCAACCTTTTATATCATTTACATTGATATATCCGCTATCCGGTGTAACGTCTGTTTCGATATAATAGCCAGTTCCGTCCGAAAAATTTAACTCAAACCCCTCTGTTCCAATAGTAACGCTTTCGATTTCTTCTGTGTCAATATATGTTTCCGGCATTTCTGCGACTGTTTCCTGAGCTTGTTTCGGTGTGTTTTCAACCGAGTTTCTTCCTATTATAAATGTGGTAAAAGAAATAATTGCAACAGCACCGATATATAATATTTTCCGCTTCATCATTCAAACCTCTTTCTATAAATCCTTTACGTTTCCGACTACTTCCCAATCTGTTAAAGCATATGTTGTATTTAGCTTTTCCAGTGGTAAACGTTCAATATTTCCATTTCCGTCGTTATATGTATATCTGTATTTCTTTGTGTCAATGGCTGATTCGCTGATAATGCGTTTTAAAAATTGGTTTGTCATGGTTTATTTCTCCTTAATATGCGTAAATTTTCCCATTTACACCTGTTTTATAATTCTTAAAGATAACAACTGGATTTTTAAAACAGTTCTCTAAATCATCAATATACCTACTGTCAAAGCAGCCATATTTTGATTTTGTAATTTTTACATTTTTATTATCTTCAAGAGTTTCTTTTATTTCCTCTTCTTTTAAATCCTGCCAACCTTCAAAAATCATCATAGAACAGTTATAGAAGAGTTTTCTATATTGTGTTCTTTTTCGATATGGTGTAAAAATCATTTCCATAACATCACTATACTGTGCATATGTTTTTGCTTTCATGGAATGGAAAGTAATTTTTTGAGCTACTGGGAAGCCGAATTCGTTCAGATATACAAGTGTATATCTTTTTCCTTCCTGTAATTTGTTATAAAGTGCTTTCTGTAATGGTTCCGCGTATTTCATAAACAGATCATCAAATACTTTGATAGCTTCGATTTCCGTTGATACTGTTTTACTTTCTAATTCTTCGCCATCTTCATACATTGCCATGATTTCAAATTCTCCGAAAATCTCACAGGCATCAATGATTATTTTCTTTCCCATTGTATAACCGCCTTTTAATTCTTCATGTCTTATTGTTCTTGCTAACATTGTATTTTCCCTCCTGTCTAGTATAAAGTTTTGTATTTCTTACAATTTTTGATAAAGCCATGCTGAAACAAATTCGTTTTACGCTGTTATTCGATTAAAGATTTCAATTGTTTTTTCTGCCTGTTCTCTTTTTCTATTACTCCAATATCCTTTTCTTTTGCTTTTTAATGCTTTTTCTGCGGCGATTCTGTTATTAACTCCAACGCTTGCGGCATTTCTTAAAAGTTTTACTTCTTCGGAATCAAGTTTGATAGCTTTAAGCGTGTATGGATTTATCTCAAAACTTTCCTTATCGCCAGGCTTTAGATCCTGTGCAAGTGGAATATATTCATCACTTCCCATATTTTCTCCGATATTCCAGACAAAAAAGCCAGACGGAATTTTATCCACTATTTCAAAAATATCCGTTTTTTCACAAAGTCCACTTTTGCTGTAAATTTTATTATTTTCAATTCTAAATTCTTTCATAATTTCCACCTTTTAACCTTTCTTTATATATGTTTTCTTATTCTCTTCTAGTTTCGCTCTTGCTCGTCAGTATCGGACTTATACCGATAGACTAGATCGCCGTTATCGTTCCTGTGGCTTTCCGCTTTATTCGCTAAGTTCTTCCACGTTTTTCTTTCAAGTTTGCCCTTGTACCACTACGCACTCGTTATCTGGAGCAGATCTGAAATATCCTTCACGGCTTTTCATATGAAGTTATCAATGTGCTTTAAGATTAAGTTTATCCGTTTATATTGTAGGATTTCCTTCATCTTTGTGCTTTTAATATAACACCTTCTAGCAAAGGTGTCAACAGCTTTTTCTATATTTTTGTAGGTTTTTCTACATTTTATTTCTAAAGAAAAAAGCAGATATATCTGCTTAAATTTCTTTACCATCTTTAAATCGGAATACTGAAATATATTCCGCATCCAAAATAGAAGCAATTTTTTGAAGTTCTTCTTTCGTGAATTTACCCGTTTTTAGCCTTTGACCGAAAGCTGACGGAGTAACATTCATTTTTTCAGCAATTTCTTTTTTTGTAACGCTTCCAGAATATGCAATTGCCATTTCTATTTGTTGTTGTAATGTCACTTTAACCACTTCCTTTCCTTATTATTATAAAGGATTTCCTGTTTTTAGACAATAAAAAACATAGATATTTTTGGCTGGGCGGTGTATCCAGCATCTCAGGTACTCTTTTCAGAGTGTGTCGGGAACCTTTTCCGACCTCAAAAACATCTATGTTACTACCAATTATATCAGTTTGTACATATAATATACCATATTACAAAAAATATGTCAATGTTTTTACAAAAAACTTTTTAATCTTCCACTATGTAAACGTCTATCTATTTTACTTTGATGTATGTCCATCATCGTAGAAACATAAAGATAATTTTTTCTTTCATCATATTTAATCCCAATCATTACATTGTCTTTGTATACCTTTATCAGCTCTAATGATTTTCCTTCTTCATTCGGATTAATCCCAACATAGTCAGGACTATTTATAATTTCAGATATATTGTTAATATATTTTAGCGCCTTGAAATGTTTTCTTTTTATCATGTGCGTTTTAAGTCCATTTGATCTATATATTTCCAATTCAGGCAGATTGATTCCTAGAATATTATTAAATTTTGTATTGTATTTTCCAACGATTACAAGTTCATCCGTATCACTCAATGTTATATTCTCCTTCAATTTTAATAATTATAACATATTTGTTCTTATTCATCAAATACAATACATTAATTTTTCTTGACAGTGCCGGAAGGTGTCCGGCTTATTCAATTATTTCTTCCTTCATAATAATAACTGTCGAATGATGTCCGTTATTCCAATCGGTTACCATGTGATCAAAAAGAACTTCTGCTGTAAATTTATCCGTTCCTAAATTTTTAACAAACCATTTTCTACCGTTTCCAACTTCATATACAATATACTCTTTCATATCTTCCTCTTTCTCTTCACATCCGATAGGCTGGATATTCTTTAAATTTCAATCCCAAACTCATTATACAACAGTTTAGCAAAATCTGGATCCAATTCCAGATACCTTTTTAAAAATTCTTCTTGGCTGCATGGCGCTAGTTCAAAATGCACCTGTTTTCTTTTTTCATCATCCATATATGTTGCAATTGTGTCCATAAGATCATTTGTTAATTTAGTCGTTTTTCTTTCTTCCTTATGTAAGATCAGTCCACTTTTTAACATATCCGAAAACCATTCATGGAAGTCATGATATTCTGTTTTGTCGATGATGTCTCGATAGACTTCTTTCAATTGATTTTCTGTAAATGATCTATCCATTATTTCTGGGAGTGATTCCCTGTTATCTTCTGAAAAATAATATCTGTTTTCAGCTTCTTTATAATTTTCAACAAATTCTTTCAGTTCATCCAGTGTGTCAAAACGTTTATAAAAATCTGTTTCAATCCATTTACCATTTTTATTAACATATTTTATAGCTGTCCATTTGTGTTTACAACAATCACAATATACCGCAGAAAATACGATGTTTTCATTTAATGTTTTAAAAGTATACATTTTTACTAACTCTCTTTCTTTAATATCCAAAAGCTAACCAGTAACCAACCATTCCAACTGTTAATACAATCGGCATTAACAGAGTCGTGATCTCATTTATTCTGTTTCTCAGATTTCTTTTCTTGCTTCTCATTTTGTTTACCTCTCTCATTCTTATTTGATTGTTTATTCTCTGTTACAATAAATATCTGTCAGAGTCATGAACTCACGTCAGGCTGGTTAACCGTCTACTGATAACAGATATTAAGCATAATTTTAAGTGGTTTCAAAGTTTGTTGTAGATTATTCTACACCAGTGACTAAGGCGTGACTTAATTTTTGCTTATTACATCCATATTCTATAGGATTGATAAAGTTTTTACGTGTTGCCTACTAAAGTACTCACGGTTTGTTTTTAGTTCTATTTCAGGTACAGATACAAACATCATGTCAATTTTAGACTTCCTGCTCCAACTATTTTTAGGATAATAGTTACTTACGATAAACCTTGTATAATCTGTTTTTAAAAGGAGATATACAAGCTCCTTAATGTCAGCACAACTATGCGGCATTGCTGATCTTGAGCCTTTCGGAAGTATTAGCCGTTCCGATGCTTTTTGCAATTCCTAGTTATTTTTGTGTGTACTCCTTGCCACCGTCACACGTCTTTCACATTGTTTTTTCTTCCTGGAAAATCTTAATACGGAAGTATTGCACTTGATAGGACTTATTCTTGTCGTGCCTATACAAGGTTTTATTTTTTGTTATTCCGTATTATTATTTAAAGGACTTGCCGACTTGACAAGTCCTGATTTACAAGTTACAATAATTTATGAGTTGTCGTGTATATATTCTTTCGCTTCTTGTTCCTGGACACTTTACAAGTTGCTTGTGATCAGAATTGTACACGACTGTTTCATTATCGTATGTTATATAGTACATACGTTTTCACCTCCTTTCTGTTGGAAGTGAAAGTTATTTTTAATTTGACTTATGCAAAATCATGTTTCGCTTGTCAATCTTATATACGTTTGAAAGTCTACTTTTTCAAAACCGCCGTAACCAGTGACTATAACTCAAACACTCTGACTATTTGATTTATAATTTGATTCAACCCTTATGCACGTCTGCGCTGTCTGACTAATGATGCTATACGCGTGGAACGGTCTATTTCGCTTCTTTCTTTCCCTTATAAGATAGAGAAATCACTTTATTTAGTTTTATTAAAAAGGAATTTTTCACAAGAATTTGTGAAACACGACTTGAAAAGCGAATACTAAAATGTTAGAATATATATAATCACTTTGCAAGAAGTGTGTTTTGTTGAGCAGTTGTTTTGGTTGGTAGCCTTGTGACAACTGCTCTTTTGTTTTCCTTTTGTGATTATATAATATCATATGTTTTTATATTTGTCAACTATTTTAATGAATTATTTTTCATTTATTTTAGTTACTGTTTTTTTGTTTATAACAGTTAATATTTTATTTGCATCATCGAGACTAAAATTTGACTTGTTTAGAAGATTGCTAAAACCTTGTCTGCTGATGCCTAACTGATCTGCAATCCAACTTTTTTTATATCCGGACTCTTTTATTGTCTCGTCAACTGCCTGTCTTAATTCAGCATTATTACTTATTTCCACTACTGTATCACCTCCTATTATAATAAGGAAAGTATACCATAAAAACAGAAGTTAGTCTAACATTTCACTATTCACTTTTCAAGGTGCAAATTCCTTTTGTAATTAGGTATCACTCAGCCAGAATTGACTTTGCTTTTCAGATATGCTACACTTTAGTTGTTTAATTATTATGTATCGTGCAGTAAATCTGTACACCCTATAACAAAAACTTAGTAACCCGTGTAGACTTATTGACTCTGCTTTACGGTGTGCATCATGGACTTATTGACTCTGCCGTGATTGCGTTGCTTTGTTTTGATGTACTTATGGTATCATAGGTTAAGCTATATTTCAAGTAGATTAATCTATATTTTTTATATTTAGTAATGTACCACAATTTGATATTGTTTTATAGGTTAATCTATTATATAAAATAAACAAGAAAGTTGGTGTTTTATGGCATATAATGCAGAAGCTCAAAAAAAATACAGAGAGAAAACAATAAATTTTTTAGTAAAATACTACCCTACGGATATCGAGTATGGACAAAAGTTAAAAGAGTATCTGGCACATACCGGACAGAGTGCAAACAGTTATTTAAAAGAGCTTATAAAGGCAGATCTGGACAGTAAAGGGATATAGGTATTTATAGGTATTATGGCTATACTTTACTTTTAAAACGCATATAATAGGAAGTAATACGTTTTATTGTTGCACCTTTAAATAACTGCCAATATATGATATAATACCTATATAGTAATAGAGTAAAGGATTGTATACATCATGTTTAAATACAAGATAGATATATTAAAATCATTGTCAGATCATGGATACAATACAAGTAAACTGCGAAAAGATAAAATTATGAGTCAGGCTACTATGCAAAACATACGACAGGGTAAAGGTATTACTACTGATACAATCAATACGATCTGTCTTATTTTAAGATGCCAACCGTCGGATATAATCGAGATTGTACCGACGACAGAAGAAAAGATAAAATACTTTTGACACTGATTTTAGTGCTTGACTTTGCACTGTTTTTAGTGTTATTATAATTATAGTCAGTAATGGCAACAATATTGAGAAAGGATGATTGTATTTGATTGATATCGAAGTTTTGAAAAGGTTAAATGTGCCTAATAAGATAGTTTTAACAAGACATGCGAAAGAAAGACTAATAGAAAGAAATATTACTATCACGGACATTATAAATGGTATTGAGACAGGAGAAGTCATAAAACAGTATGAAGATGACAAACCTTTGCCCAGTTGTTTGATACTAGGATTTTCGGTAAATAATAAATATATTCATATTGTGGTTAGTCACGATTGTGATTACATTTATTTGATAACAGCATACTATCCTAATACAGATCAGTGGGAAAGTGATTTTAAGACCAGAAAGGTGTGATATTATATGTTATGTATTGAATGCGGCGCAGTCGCTGAAAAGGGATATACAACAGACGTTACGGATTTAGGAAACTGTCTTGTTATTATCAGAAATGTACCATGTTATAAATGTACAGAATGCAATGAGATTATTTATACCGGTGACGTTGTACAGGAAATAGAAAAGATTGTTAATATGGCTAAACAATGTTTACAAGAGGTGTCAATTATCGATTATAACAATTATAAACAAGTAGCATAAGTATGATAGCGGTGCTGATATGGCGTCGCTATTTTTTGTATGTTATCGTGTCAGTGTGTATGTTAGTGTATATTAACTTGTGTTATGACTGTATAGTTATAGTATGTTATATGATACACATGTAATACTTGTGTAATAATAGTGAGTATAGTTGTGTGTTTGTGTGGACTGCATCACGTTGTTGTGTAGGATGTTTATGTAAACTAGGAATTATTACTATTATTAGTGTAGTATTGTTTTGATGTATTTTTTTGATGTATATTTATACACAAATTATTGCATAGTTATACACACGATGTGGATAAGTTTGATTTTAAAAAATGGTATAAAAGTGGTGATGTGGTACTCATTTGTAGGTTATTTTGGATTGCAAGTGGGGAATATGTGTTGGTTTTTGTTTAATTTTGTGTGTCTGGTGGGAAATTTTGTTTTGAGGTAAGTTTTAAGGCAAAAAGTTATCCACATATTATTTTGAGTTATCAACAGAATGTAGATAACTTTTTTATTATTAAAAATTTTCACCAAAAATCCGAACTTGTCCAGAAATCCATGAATTTGAGTCTAAAATCCCACCTGATGCAATGTTTCATTGCTACGTAAAAGACACACACAAAAATCAACAGATTGTCCATAAAATCTCTATATACCGCCCCCTGTTTTCAGATCTTTACAATCAAAACTTTTGCACTTTTCATCAATGTGCCAAAAGTCCCCAAAGCAACATAATAGTGTAGTATTATGCCACTCCATAATAGGGGCGGTATTAAACATTTTTGACGTATGTTATGCATCAAATATAGCAGGTATGGGTTCTATCCACACCTCACTACCAAAATTTCGACCTCCGATTTCAACACCAAAATTTTCATCTTCCACTTCAAAAATCCAAAAAATTACCTAAAAATACTTCGGGAACTCTCTCGACCAACAAAGCATAAACACTGCATTTCTACCATTCTAAACAGTCCAAAAATAACCCAAATCCACCACAATATCCATTCAAACCCCAAGCAAACTCTTACCATTACTGAATTTTCCCGAACTCAACTTATATTCCAAAAAATTACATATAAAACACACTATCAAAATCCATAAAACCACGCCACCTTATCCCTCAGTGTACCCACATAAATACTGGCATCCCCCGGTATAAAAACATCACACAAAATTACCTCTCTACCGAAGTACCATATTTTCAAATTTATTAACGCAAAAAAAATAAGCAACCAGTTCCTAAGATAAATCCTTAAGAACCAACTGCTCTTATTTATAATCACCCTATAATCATTCAATACCTTCAATAATACTTACTAAATATATCCCCATCTATATCACTAATATCATGAACCGGTACCTCAGTTCCATTTTCAAATATTACAACATTTCTGTATTCGTGTACCTTCTTCACTCTCCCACTCATTGTAATATACTTTCCACCATCTTTCTTTAAATCTTTTTCAAAATATGTGATTCTGACATCCGGATCAACATCACCGTCATCTAAACATTTTCTTAAAATGCTCAATCTCTCATTCAGCCTATCTAAAACATCCTCATCAAATTCAATCCTTTTATCTGTTAATCTTGCAGTCTCTTTAATTTCTGCATCATAACCTGTCAATGCAGCAAATGGAGAAAATTGAGCAGCTCTATCTCGCATACTCATTTGAGGATATTTTTTAGAGACAAAATGTGGCAGATCAATAATATCATCGTATTTACCCATAACACACCCCTATGCTTTATGTCCACCAATTTGATTATTCCTATCTATTGCAGTAGCTCCTTCTTGTAAACTCATACCTTTTAAAATTGCATTTTTCCCAAATTTTTTCTTGATATCCAAGATAGCTTTCTGAATATCTTTTTCTTTTTTAAGTTGTTCCTGGTCTACTGCATCTTCCTTTTCAGCAATCATATCAAATAAATTAAGCTGTTCATATCTATCCTGTTTCGCTTCCTTTTCGCTGATCACATGATTTGCAGACATATTGATTCTTCTGACAAGTAAATTTTCGTCTACAATTCTACTGAATAAATCAAGCACAGCTCTTACAATCACGCTAGTAGAAGACGTATAACTATCTAAATTTGCTGTTCCATGAGCATGTTTTGGAATTTTTCTCCCATATTGATCAAGAGAGAACTCTCCCTTATACTTACTCATTCTGGAAGAATCTAATAGATTTTCTCTATCGTAGCCAATCGTTAATACAATCTGATCCGTTACAAGATTTTTACTAACCAAATCTAAGACCAACATCTCGGTCATTTCACGCATAATAATTTTCGTTTTATCAAAATCAGTTCCACAGTGTAAAACCTGTCCGCTTCCAATACTATTGCTCTCCGGCTTATATGCTTTTATATCTGCAATTGTAACCGGTTCATAACCCCATGCATGGTCAATCAAAAGCTCTGTATTTTTACCAAACATTCTACGCAGTAAGTCTTCATTATAATAATCTGACTCTTTTCCAAGAGAACATCTTGCGATATCGCCCATTGTATATAGTCCTACAGATTCTAATTTTTTAATATACCCTCTACCTACTCGCCAAAAATCAGTCAATGGTTTATGTTCCCATAATTTCTCTCGATATGACTTTTCGTCCAATTCTGCAATTCTCACACCATTTTCATCTGCAGGTATATGTTTGGCAACAATATCCATTGCTATTTTACAAAGATACAAATTAGTTCCTATTCCTGCGGTTGCAGTAATTCCAGTTGTATTCAAGACATCCAATATCATCTTCTGTGCAAGTTCTTTTGCGGATAATCCATACGTATTCAAATAAGAAGTTACGTCCATAAATACTTCATCAATAGAATACACATGGATATCTTCAGGAGCAACATATTTCAAATAGATATTATAAATCCTTGTGCTATATTTCATATAAAAAGCCATACGTGGTGGAGCCACAATATAATCAACTTTTAAATCCGGATTTGTATCAAGAATTTTTTTACTATATGACTGTCCGGGAAACTCATTCTTTTTCAATCGATATAATCTTGTTGCATTAATTTCTTGCACCCGCTGCACAACCTCAAATAATCTTGGTCTTCCAGATATACCATATGATTTCAAAGACGGCGTTACTGCAAGACAAATTGTTTTCTCTGTACGACTGTTGTCTGCAACAACTAAATTCGTATCCATTGGATCCAAGCCACGTTCTATACACTCCACTGACGCGTAAAAACTTTTTAGATCAATCGCAATATATGACTTATTATTCATGCAGCACACCTCCTACTATATGTATCATAACAAAAAATTTAAAATTTATCCATATAAAATCGAAAGTATGTTTGCTTTGTTATGTGTCTGTATCAAATAAAACAAAAAGAGCAGATTAGAATTCTAATGAACTCTTCTGCTCTTTCTGTTTTTAGCAACTATAAAATAAATTATAATTACTATTTATTACTACTCTAAAACACCTACAATTTATAATTATAATACTACACTTTCGTGTTTTTATCAAGATATTTTTACATATTTCGACAAAAGCTTCTATTTTTCTAAAAACACATCAAATTAATCAGAATGTATTACTATATTTAAAACTCTATTCTACAATGCAACATTATCTTTAATGGTTTATACATTTTTGAATGAAAAATTTGCGGATCAGGAAGATCAAATTCTTGATCCACTCCTAAATCTGTTTCTCTAAGTACAGTCCCTACAACCTTCATTGACATTCCATTTTCTTCAGCTAATTTATTTATATGATGAACATAGCCATCATAATATCCGATTCCTTCAAATTTAAATTGTACTTTTGTTTCTATCATTCTGTTTTCAGAAAATGACAAATCCTCTACAATAGGACGAGAAAATTTATTTAAATAACATTCCTCATAGAAAGAAATAATCCTTTTGCCATATTCTGTAATATACTTACCCTCTTTTGCCTTTTCTTTTATATCGCTTTTAACTTCCATGAAATCATATTCAGCAAACTTCATACCATATTGATAATCATCTTGATACTTTTCTGTAGCAGCTTCCTCCGGTGTTTTTGATATTTCATTTAATTCATCCAAAAAACTCATAGTATTACTCTCCTATTCCTTTTGATATTTACATAGTAGCACAATACTATGAATTTTTATAGAAATTTTTAAATCGTTAAGAGAATTAAAGTATGAAGCAAAGAAACCGTTCAAATATTTTTAATAATAAAGGGAGAAATGATATGAGCAATTTAAAATTAGTAACAACTGAAAACTTTGGAAACCTGGAATGTAACTTCTATAGAAATATGAATGATGATATTCTTCTGACTCGTGAACAGATTGGACAGGCATTAGAATACGCAAATCCTGCAAAAGCAATTCAGAAAATTCACTTAAAACACAAAGATAGACTTGAAAATTTGTGCCTCAGAATGTGGGAAGTCCGCTACCCCAAGAATGGGGGTGTCGGTGTGAATGTAGAAACTGTATATTACACGCAGCGAGGAATCATGGAAATTTGTAGATGGTCTAGAAGTTCAGTAGCAAACAAATTTATGGATTGGGTTTGGAATATCGTAGAAATGTATCGCAGTAATGGAATTACGGATGTATCACTCGTTGCAAATTCATTGAACAAATTTACAAATATCATGGAAAAATACGAAGAAAGACTTGGTAAGGTTGAAGAACAATTGTCTTCGCGGCAAGAACAGGTTAAACAGATTCCTACATATAAGAAACCGTATAATCCATGGTTTTCTAAAATGAGTCCAAAATATAAATTGTTAGAGGAACACTTCAATATTACCAGAGGACAATTGTATAAGGATATCTTATTGGAGTTAGAAAATATATACAATATTGATACTATACAGATTCAAGCAGATTATTGCTATGAGAACAATGTAGAATCCTGTTATCCATTGGAACCATATGAATTTGTTCCAAAATACAGAGAAATGATTGAACAAGTCGTAAATAGTAATCTAATAAAATATGGAATTGCTGCAGAAAGCGATCCAATCGCATCAACAAAACACTAAACTATTTTTGATACTCCTGTGGAATAGATAAAATTTAATGGATAATAAGCGAATTAAGAGACAGGTGATTAATTTCACTTGTCTTATTTTTTTAATCAGAAATATAAATAAGAGAAATTAACATTAAGAGAAATATTTAATGGATATAAAAATTCAATGAATACAGATTAAATGGATAAGAAGAAATACAACAAGATGAGATTTAAAAATTTAAAGAGAGAATATTTAAATGAGAGAAACAAAAATAAAAAGATGAGAGACCTCTTGGAACAAGAGGTTAAAGAATCATTAATACTGAATACATTAATATTGTATTAACTTAAAAAAGTGTGTAATTTTTGTCAATTTTTTCTCTACACTTGCAAGACGATATGTCAAAAATTACACACTTTTTACACCATGTAGATTTTATAGGCTTTATGGGAGGAAGAATGAAAGAAGAAAAATGGAACAATAAAATATCCTTATTTATACCGGAACAGTTGTTGGAAGATAATAATTTTTCTAACTATGCTTTGGCAACTTACTGTGTGTTACAAGCTATGTCAGTTCCGGCGCAGCAAGATCGATTATGTATTACATATCAGCAAATTGTTTTTTATCTTATCGGAGACATTCCAGATAGACGAAATCGTATTTTTGATTATATAAAGTGCGGAGTAAATGAACTTATTGATAATCAGATGATTCGTTTAATAAAAGAAATAAACAAGCATCTAGTTCTGGATTGTTATGATTTGTATTTAGACACTAACAAACATAAATTTACTATTATTACTTTTCAAGAAGTTCAGAAAATTTTTCAGATTAAAAATGTGAACAACTTTTTACTACTAAAATATTTTGTAATTCTTATTGGAACTATAAGTAGTCAAATTACAGTTTATTTGCCAAATGGCGAATATAAAAACAGAGTTGTCGGTAATTTTACAATCGATTATCTTTCAGAAATATCCGGTATCTCTACTAAATCAATTATTGATTATAACAAATTATTAGAAGAGGCAAACCTGATTTACATATTTAGACATTCGGATTTTGTTCTTGATAAAAATAAAAGTATCAAAAGATTAGCAAATATTTACGGAAGACCAGAGAATAAAAAATATGTAGATACTTTTGCTGAAGATCAACAAGAATATACATCTTCATATAAATATAGTGAGAAAACTATACACGAAACAAACAACAAAAGAAGTCTTGCTCAGAAATATCAGCAATTATTAAAAAATAAAACAGTGAATTATTCAAAAGATGAAATCATGGAAATTTATCAATACGTAGTTTCTGAAAATAGCAAATATAACAAATTATATGAAAAAGAAAAATACACTTCTTATCTGGACAAGATTCGAGATATTAATGTTTTTGATAAATTCGATTTCATTAAAACAAAGGATACAAAGAGAGAATAAATAAATGTCCTACTAAATGGAATTGCAATAATTTCATTTTAACAAACAGACAATTCTATTTTTTGTAGAAAATATTTCTAAATGGCGAATTAAGATATGTCCCCACATTCAATAAACATCATTTAGGAATTTGTAACTTGAAAACCAAATTTCATTTAAAGAAAGGAGTTATGTGAATGAAAACATAATTATATTTTCTATCACATTAAAATTGCAGCGAAGATATCCCTAGAAAATATCTTCCACTGCACAAGTTTTTTTGTGGATGTTTCATCCACGGTTGCTTTGGATTATTGCAGCAAGTCAGAATCTAACGTTCCAGACTGCTGCTCTGATCCAAAAGAAATGATGCAATTAGTTAATAGTCAAATTTAAATAAAGAGAATAAATATATGAAACTTATAGTCATCACTCAATTAAAGGAGCGAGTCCAATGACAAACAAAAATTATGAAAACAGAGGAGATTTAATTTATGAAAACAAGTACATATGTAACACCAGGAAGCCATAATCTTCAGATTCCAAATCGGAGCGAATTTCACAAGTATCTAATTGAAAACATTACAGTTGGTGATTTTAGTACAGGTGGTTGTGCAGATGGTGGAACAAAAATTAAGAAAATTGCACACGCAATCAATTGGTCAAAGGCTATGCATAATAAATACTATATTAAGAAATTTTCAGAAGAAAATAAAAAATAAGTTTAACTACATAAGAATGAGGTGAGTAAAATTAGTAAATACGGAATTAAGATTAAAAATATAAAAGCAGGTATGATTTATGATGTAAATATTGGAGTGAGAGACTATTTCACTTACACTGAAGCGATGTTAAATAATAGCTTGTTTAGCTATCACCTTAAGAAAAATGGTATAAAAATTTATAAAAAACCAAAGTCTGATAAAGAATCTACGCGTGATATAATATGTTTAGACTTTGATTTTGGAAGTCGTTCTTACGAAGAAGAGAAAAAAAGACTCGAAAAATTAGAAAACAATGCAACGACAATAGATGATAAAAATAAAATAAAATATTTACTAAAAGAAATAGGGAAAAAAGAAAAACTATACAATGGTAAAAATAGAGATAAAATCAGAGAAGATTTTTATCAGAATGGAGTAGATATTTCATATAGACACACCGATAAAAAAACAAAAAAAGAAGTTGTTGAAACAATACATTATCTTATGCTATTTAGAACGAGTGCAAAAGCTAAAGTTGGACAAGTTATTTTTATAAATGAAAACTTATATGATGATGCATACGATTGGCTTACAATCGGATTAGGAAAAAAAATGTCTTATGATAACGCAAAAATAGTTGAGATGTCTGCTTATGCACCACTTACCACATCTACTATTGTTGGAACATTAAAAATTCCGGTAGAAGACATTTTAATATTAAAAGATCAGGATTCATTTTTTTCTACATTTACGAGTGTAGTAAAAGCTGAAGAGTATATTGATAGTTCTGGAAACAAAAAGAAAAAATGTATTGTTGAATCAGAAGAAAGAGAAGTTAAAAACACACTATGGGATGGTATGGGTATTATTGAATCATCAATTTTGCCGGGATGGATAAATGGGATGGCTTTATTACGAAATCATTTATTTAAGATGTGCGGTTTTAAAGGACATGTACAATTATTCTTTAAAGATTGGTGCAAAAAAAATAATCATGACTATAATACATATCAAGTTGAAGATATGTTTGGATGTAAACATTATTTAAAAGACATCAAGATTATCACAACAGATAATTCTATAAAGTGGAAAAAATTTATTGATATTATGGGCGGAACATTATCTTCTGCTTATGAATATTGGTGTGATAAAATTCGCGAAGATGGCAACATATGGGGAGTTGTAAAAACAGATCATCAAAGTAAATTTGAAAACTCGCAGCAGTTAAGTTATCAAATGATAAACACTCTTCCGTGCACTAAAGAAGACGTGTATGACATCGCATCAGATACAGTTAAATATATCGAAACATTGAAAACAGATAATGTTGAATTTGAAAAGTTTTTACGAAAATATGCAAATGAAATAAACCATTATCAAATGTTGGCTGATTTATACAGACATAATCCTGATTTCGCCAATTGTGGATGGTTCAGAAATGAAAAGAAAAAAATTATTTTTGAATATGTTAACAGAATGAGAAAAGGCAAAATATTAGTAAATGGAGATAATTTGACTGTCTGTGGAAATCCTTATGCTCTTCTACTCTATTCAGTAGGTGAAAATTGGGAAGAAGATCCTACATTTTCAAAAGAAGAAAATAGTATTCAATGTTATACAAGAAGATTTAGTAACGATGAATATCTATGCGGTTTTAGGAATCCACATAATTCACCGAATAATGTATGTCACTTTCATAATGTATATAGTCAGGAAATGTCTAGATATTTTGATTTTAGCAAAAATATTATGGCTGTAAATTGTATAGGAACTGATGTCCAAGATAGAATGAACGGGGAAGATTTCGATTCAGATTTTAATCTAGTCACTAATAATCCAGTGATGGTTAAATATGCCGAAATTTGTTATAGAGATTTTCCAACCATTGTTAATGATCTCAAAGAAAGCGGAATCACATACAAGAATACATTATTAGAATATGCACGTATGGATAATAAATTTTCTAAATCCAGAATTGGCATTGGCTATTCCAGTAATCTTGCACAATTAGCCTTGACTTATTATTGGACAGAGTTGCAAAAGGATAATCCTAATGAAGAACGATTGCATGAGTTATATGATAATTTTGTGATTTTATCTGTTCTTGCTCAAGTTATAATTGATGGATGTAAAAGGGAATACGAAATTGATGGAATAAAAGAAATCGACAGAATCAGCAAAATGCCATGTATGAAATTAACAAAGCAAGTAGTTGATGAAAACGGTAGAATTAAAAGTGTTAAATTTGATTTTCCGAAGTTTATGAAATATACAAGAGCTATAAAAACAACAAAAAACGGGAAAGAAATTCCACAAAAGGAAATACACGAAAAAAAAGTGAAATTGAAAAATAGAATCAACCCATCTCTTGTTTGCCCTATGAATTGGTTAGAGGAATGCTTAGACACTATCAAACCTGCGGCAAATTCACACTCAACCCCTATTAGTGATTTTTTTATAAAAATGCCTGGCAAACCTAATAACAGACAAATGACAAAAATTAGGAGTCTTATTGAAGAATATGACTTATTTGTTAAAAATTTACATATAACAAATGACGATGACGATATAATAATCGAAGAAATGATTTCTAAATCCGAAAAATTATTAGACAGCCTATGCAAAATTAAAGTTGGAAATATAGTAACTATAAATAGAATGATAGAGGTGGCTCTAGGTCTCGATAAAGGAATCGGAAATGGATCCAAAACGAAGAACATAAACTTAAAATATTCAAGAAAAATTTTAAATTATTTACACAAAATGGACAAAGATAAATTTTTATTGAATTTTAAACCAAAACAAATTTAGTGTTTATGCACAAAAATTGCCGAATTATTTTGTCAAAAGTTACTAAACCCCTTGTAAATAGTGGGTTTTCAAGAAATCAACTTCGTCCGTAATATGGAAGGATGAGAGTTTTGCTTATATTCAAAATTCTTGAGATGAAATCAAGACTCTTAAGACGACAAACGCTATTGCCAAAGCGTTTAATAAATATGGAGATATATCTATAATAAAGCCCCTATTGAAAGGGGCTTGGGCTTTGCCCAATATAAGCACTTGCTTATAAATACAAATAACTCAGTGCAGATTGGCTTGTCACCATGCTGAGAATATATGAATAGTGAGTTGCGGTATAATGCGATAGTTTTATACTGCAGCTTCTGGAATGATGTGAATCATAAACAGAAAGACGGAAACCGTCAAAACTAAATATATGTACAATAATATATTGCCGTAAAACGCAATTGCCAGATCGCTGACATAATAGACGACTCCAGTGGAGTAATAATCGTGATGCCTGTATCGGTGGAATGTTACAGAGAGATAAGTAGCGAAAATCCAAATAAGTCAGTTGCGTCGTTGATCGGAAGAAATTCCAGTATAAGATCTGTCGAATGTACGAGTAGCCCAAAGTGACGTGAGATTAATACATAAAGAACAAAAAAATTAAATCTTATTATGAATTTTCTTAATACGCTGAATGACATGGGTGAAAGTTTCTCGTAATCAGTCGAGGCTACAATTGCTGTTTATACCCTTCCTTGTAATTCAAGTGGTGTTGTTAATCCAGACACTGGTTATAAAGGAGCAGAAACAACTGTAGGCGTATTTGAAGGTGGTGTTGATGTAACATCTAAATGGACTATCAGTGCAGTTCCAAGTGAAGGAATTACAGGTACGTTTGTAGGCAATAAATACACGGTAACAAAAATGGATAATAATATTGATGTTGGTCATGTTGAATTTTCATGTGTGTCAAAAGCAACAACTTTGAAAAAGAGATTTTCATTAATTAAACAGCGTGCCGGTGTTGATGGGTCTGATGCGGTTATTTATTCTGTTGAAGCATCTACACTTTCTATGAATCTTGGAAAGAATAATGTATTTGCACCAGCTAATGTAACATTTTCAGGAATGAAGCAAGTTGGAGCAGCAACAACACAAACCGTATATAATGGTAGATTTGTTATTTTAGAATCAACGGATGGTTTAAATTTCGGAACAGCTAAATATACATCCTCAACAGATGAGCCTAGTAAAGTATACACACCGTCCAACACAACTGTAAGAGCAATTAAATGTGAGTTGTATGCGTCAGGTGGAACTACAACAAAATTGGACTCACAGACTGTAATGGTTACAAGAGACGGTACTGATGGTGGAAATGGTAAACCGGGTGAAGATTCTATTTCTGTAATTATGGGTAATGAAGCAGAGGTCATCCCATGTAATGCAAATGGTACTGTTAAGATTTCAAGAGATATCAATATCCCATTTTATGCATATAAGGGATTAAGCAGAGCTGCAGTAACATGCACTCCTGGAACTTTACCATCTGGAGTTACTGTAAAAACAAACACAGCCGGTACAACATCTAATGATGGATTGCTGATTATAAATGTTCCTGCAGGAAATAACCTCGGTTCTGCTTCTGATTTATCAGGAACATTCTCTCTTACTTTCACTGTAGGTGGTGTTTCTGTTGTTAAAAAATTTGGTTGGACAAAGAGTATTCAAGCAACGAATGCGGTACTGTTACAGATTTATGCTCCGCAAGGTGATGTAATCGTAAATGGTGGTAATAATGTCGTATTAGAAACTCAACTTTCTGACGGAAGTACAATTATCGCTTCAGGCATTACATATAAGTGGGCAAAATTCAAAAGTGGAAATTACGAAATTATTGAGGGGCAGACAACAAGTAAATTAACAGTTACTCCAGTGATGGTAGATTCTCTCGCTTCATTTAAATGTACAGCGACATATGGCGGGAAAGAATATATTGCATATTGGACTGTGACCGATAAAAATGACCCGCTTGATTTACAAGTGTTATGTTCTGTAGGTACACAACTTACAAATGAAACAACTTTTGGAGCGGTGTATACTTTAGCATATTTAAATGGAGAAGAAATTGATCCAATTAAATCAACTACATTCTCTACAGAAGCTCCAAAGTCTCCTCATACAGGAGACTTCTATTATCATATTGATAAGGTAAAAAAAGAAGTTGTTCTCAAGAAATATAATGGATCCGCATGGGCTGATGCTGTAGAAAGTGATTTACCAACTGGAGTTTATAAGTATTACAGACGGCAAAATGGAGTCGAGCTTGACACAGACAAAGAGTGGAAAACAGGAAAAGTTATTTTTGTCGATAGAGAACTTGTGAATAAGAATCTGGTGATTAATTGCGAGGCAGAAATTTCTTTAACAACATAAAATTGTCATTCACGGAGAGTAGGAAGCACTACTCTCCTATTTTAATATAAGGATGGTGAAATATGAAAGCATATGGACAAATTACACTAACTGTTGTGAATGATGGCGAACAAGGAAATCCCGGAACACCCGCATTAAATGTAGTAGTTGCGAATGAATCACAGTCGATCCCATGTACGAATGCAGGACTTGTAAGCAAACAAATGCTGCTTGAAATACCTTTCACTGGATATGAAGGCTTTACAAAAATTGCGTGTGAGGTTACAGTTGGTGAATTGCCATCCGGAATATCTCATACCGTTGAAAATGCAACACCTGAGAAGGACGGAAAAGTTATTTTAAATGTTGCTAAAAATGCAACTCTTGGTGGAGCCGATATTTTGAACGGTGTTATTAATCTAACATTTACGCTAAAAGGACAGTCTGTTGTAAAACAATTCTCTTGGACAAAACAAATTATGTAAAAAGGAATCATTTGTAGACAACAACATCTTGGAACTTGGCGTTTTTTGAACGGAGACAGTGTGACAGGAAGTTGCAGAAACTTCAGAATAACAATAAACAAATCAACTCAGAGGATAGTGTTTAATAGCACTACCCTCTTTTTTATATGAAGGAGGACAAAATTATGTCAGAACTTACAGGATTAGAAACAATTAGTATTGAGGAACTCGAAGAAATTTTAAGACAGAATCAGGAAAACAAAGAAACTCAAGAGGAAGAATAATCACAACAAAGGATGGTGATAAAAAATGAGTATATGTGGAGGTATTGCCGGCAGGAGAGGGAAGAATCCTGTCGGTATTTTTATTCACAATGATGCAGGTGGCAGTTCTCTAAATGCAGCTTATTGGGCTAATGAATTAGCGAACGGAAGTCATAACAAAGAGAAAGGGTTCGCTCACGCATATTGTGGTAGCGATGGTATTCAGCAGGTTGAAGACGATGCAAACTGTGCATGGCATTGTGGAAATACAGATGGAAATACAAATTACTTGAGTATTGAAGTTTGTCAGAGTATGGGAGATTTAAATACCTTTAAACAGAACGAGGAATGCGCTTTGCAGTGGTGTGCTCAAAAATGTAAGCAATATGGAATTATTCCAAACGAAAACACGATTCGTTTACATCAAGAAGTATTCCCTACTGCTTGTCCACACAGGTCAGTAGAAATACATGGTGGCGTTACGGCAACAAAGGCATATTTTGTTAAACGAATCAAAGAACTTATGGGTGGAAACCAAAACGCAGCTATCACAGATATTGAACAGGAAGGAGAAAATGAAGAGATGAGATGTTTATTTACAGTAGAAGGTAAGGGTGCAGTATTTTATTTCGATGGATACAAGATAATCACACTGGGGCATCCTGACGAGCTGAAAATCGTTCAACAGATTTATAAGGACAACAATGGGAAAGATATGCCGTGCTACAAATGGAGTCCAAGTGCTCCATGGTACGCAAGATTGATGGCAGTCGTTAATAGAAAAGAGACTACGTCAATTTAA